GTTCTTGACAGTATTCATCCTAAATTGGAGAAAGCCTGGGGAGGACGAGCTTGATAAGCTTCAGGAAAGATTATCTGATTATGACTTCGTGAATTACAATGGCCACATTCCTGTTTTCGAGAAGAAAAAGGGTATTTGATAAAATAGCTCCTCGCCAGTAAAATATGGCACAAGGAGCTATTTTCATGACAGAGCATTCAACTATTTTCGTTACCTTCCAGAAAGAAGGTATTCATCGTTATCCAGCAGCAGCGACAGATCCCAAGCTCGCGACTGGTGACGAATATGATGTGAGTTTCCTCGCCCACCCACATCGCCATATGTTTCACTTCCGAGTTACCATGGAAGTTTTCCATGATGATCGTGACGTTGAATTCATTCAATTCAAGAGATGGTTGGAAAAGTTGTACAGTGACAAAACGTTGGTTCTGGATTACAAGAGCTGTGAAATGATGGCTAGAGAATTGTCCACCACGATTTTCGCGAAGTACCCCGACAGAAGTCTGTCTATTGAAGTATCTGAGGATGGAGAAAATGGCGCAACACTCGCATTCACTCGCTGATAAAGCAGCGAGGATATTCCTGATATCTACTGGAGTAGCCAGTCGTGATATCAAGCGGTATCAACGATATAAAGTTCTCAAAGACAATGCTGATCGTTTGATGCATGTTTACGATTCTGTCTCAAACAACGATCTCTTCAAAGCTGAGACGCAGTTGAAGATTGTTCGCGAAGTTAATGGCATCAATGAAGAATGTATTGCTCTCAAATCGAAGTTTGGTAGATTTGCCATCGCGATGGAACTCCAGGACGAATTGGCAAACAGACCTTGATTCGTTCTTCAGGTGAAAGTAAAATTGGCACTCTAAACAAGGAGTGCCAATTGTTTTTCCAACAGATTATCGTCAGAGTCAAGCAGTTCTTCTCTGAAGTCGACCGTAGGAAGACTGCATCAGCTCTTAGAAAGATTGCTGAATACGAAAAACAGAATTCTGCAAGATTGCAGTCACTGGCTGCAATCAAGGATGATTACAACTTTACATATTACAACGTTCAGATGGCGTTCGTGAAAATGATTTCGACTCAAATTCAACGATACGAGATACATCGTCAATGCTCACCAGGAGCATTTGCTGAGGAAATGATTCAGCAAATGAGTTCTGATCTTGAGCAACACGAAAAGGATGCTAAATCGACATTTGATAAGCTCAGCCCGCAATATCAAGAACGAGTAATCTTAGAAAAGTTGTCCGAAGATTAATATTGAGCGGCGTTGATGGAAATGCCATAATAATGGCATGACTAACACCATCTACATCGTCGATCTCGAAAGCGTCCCCACCCGTTACACTTGTCAATGGAAAGCGGGACTTCCAAACTCACTGCGAGAGTTCGTAAAATCTCTTGGTACTGGGCATCAAGTAGTCAACATCAGTGGTGGTGATGTTGAAATGATTGCCACCCCAGGTGCGTTCCTCAACTTCGCAGGGACGAACGTTTACAAAAGCAATCAAGCCATTGAAATCTCCAAACTGTTCTCCGAGGGGAAAGTTCGTGATGGTGATCGCTTCCTATTCACCGATGCATGGAACCCCGCAATCATCATGGTAAAGTACATGGTAGAGCTTCTGGGGATCAAAGCAGAGCTTCACGGAATTTGGCATGCTGGGTCATATGATCCGCAGGATTTCCTCGGTAGACTGGTAAAGGACAAGCGTTGGAGCTTGTCAACTGAGAATGCCATCTATCATGCTCTTGACTACAATTACTTTGCAACCAACTTTCATATCAAACTGTTCCGTGACAATGTCCTCAACACGGTGGGTTTTGGTTCCAACCACGATGAGTCCAAGAAAAAGATGGTCCTCAGCGGCCAGCCACATGAGCATTTGATGTCGCATTTGACACCATTCCGTGGTATGAAAAAGCGTGATTTGATCTTGTTCCCTCATAGAGTTGCGCCCGAGAAGCAGCCTGAAATCTTCCGTGATCTGGCCACTTACCTGCCAGAATACGAATTCGTGGTTTGCCAAGATAAGCAGCTAACCAAGGATGAATATCACACACTTCTGGGTGAGTGCAAGATGGTGTTCAGCGCTAACTTGCAAGAGACTCTTGGTATCTCTGCCATGGAAGGCATTTACCTAGATGCCCTTGCTCTAGTTCCAGATCGTTTGTCATACTCTGAAATGTATGGCGATCACTGCAAATATCCGTCCTTCTGGACTGAAGATTTCAATACCTACCAATTCCATCGTGATGAACTCGTGGCTCTAATCCGTGAAAAGATGACCAACTACGAACGTGACATCAACCTGGTCTGGGAACAGAATGTCAAACTGGTAAGAGATTATCTTACTGGTGAAGTCATGTACAAAAACCTTACGACAGTGAGATAAGCATGCATCGGAACAATTTCATAGGTACCTTTAGCTCCGTCATGGGGAAACTCAAGGGTTGGGATGAATCATTCATTGATTCTTATCTTTACAAGATTAGCGAGATCAAGATCAATCCCAAGCAACAAACTGAGGTCACTCTGACGTTCACCGAAGATTTCGAATCGAAGGTTTTGGAGAGGCTTTTTGATTTGTCCAATGAGATGACCGCCAACAGTGAGATTCATTTCAAGTTGGCATTTAGGGCGAAGAACGGGAAAAAGATTGTCCGTCAAATAATTATACCAGTTGAGGATATTGATGTCACTCTAAATGAATTTGATTACAATTGTCGTGACAACCGGAATAGCCAGATTGTAGTCAAACTCAAATACTCGGAAACAAAAGTTGAAGTATTCAAAGTCGAGGAAGCCAATGAAGATGGTGATGTTTATGCAGACGAAGATGACTTTGATTATGAAGATGATGACGATTCTGATTATTGAGATACGGTTGAAATTATGATTCCACAACCATTCATTGTTTCGAATTTTAGAGTGCGATTCATGTCGATGATTGGTGTGCTCACAGATGATTTCAAAACGATGTCATCGCAAGTTACTGGAGTGGATCAATTTGATCTGGCCGTTGAACAGGGTGGCGATTTGATGGTCAACATCAGACAAGATGACAAGGGTGTTGTTTTTCGTGAACTGACTAGATTCATGGCTTCTGCAAAGGGAGATTCTGATTGTTGCATCATCATCGAACAACTTGATACAAAAAGTGATGACATTCGAGTGAAACTGAAATTCAGTAATTTGAATTGCAAACTGACGTACCAGAAATTGAGATATGCAGTCCTAGATGCTCATCAACTTAATTTGATGATTGCTTACAAATCATGGGAATTGGTAAATTAGAAGATAAATAATATTGTAAGCATCACGAGGATGCTTACAATGGTGATAGTTGATTTAACTAGGGTGGCATCGCAATGATACGTCCTTCCATAACATGAGGTTATGGTAAATTTTCGCAATATGAGGTTGCAAAACATGAGCTACAATAAGAATAAATGTGATCCAGAGTTGGGCAAAGCAGTCCAAGCACACTTGGAAAAGTTGGGTCTCCACACCCCCATGTCCACCAATACCCTGAATGCAAAGCAAAAGATCGCCAAGATCGAAAAGCACATGCAGGGTATCATGCAAACTTTGGGACTGGATCTCACTGACGACTCCTTGATTGAAACGCCTATTCGCGTTGCCAAGATGTACGTCAACGAGGTATTCTGGGGTCTTGATCCAGAAGCATTCCCCAAATGCACCGCAGTAGACAACAAGATTTCCTATGATGAAATGGTAGTTGAAGAAGACATTACTGTGATGTCAAACTGCGAACACCACTTCGTAACCATCGACGGCTTTGCCACCGTAGCCTACTTGCCCAACAAGAAGGTCTTGGGTCTGAGCAAGATGAATCGCATCGTGGAATACTTCAGCAAGCGCCCACAGATTCAAGAACGTCTAACCGTTCAGATCGCCGAAGCACTCAAGTTTATTCTTGACACTGAGCATGTGGCCGTTCTCATTAACGCATCACATTATTGCGTGAAGAGTCGTGGTGTTGAGGATACAAACTCCCACACTATTACTAGCCACCTGAGCGGCAAGTTCAGGGAAGACGCTTTGGTTCGTGGTGAATTCATGGCACTGGCCACCAGACGCAAGTAAGTAGTCATTTAAGACTCCTAGCCCTCAGATAAATATTCCTTTATCTGGGGGCATTTTCATGGCTGTACTACAGGGCAGGAGTCCTAAAACAACATTTGCCAATCTTCTTACTGTAGAGGGAGGATTGACCGTATCTTTGACGCCGGTAGAGAGTGGTGGGGGAAAAACAACCCCATTGAAGCTTTCAACCACTTCGATTTCAATTCACGATTTAACTTTTCCATCCACAGGCGTAGCCGCTGGTAAGGTACTGACTATCTCTGCTGATGGTCTATCCATGGAATGGAAAACACCTGCGGCAAGTTCAGGTGGCGGGGGTGGTGGAACAGTTCTGGAGACCGAAGCCGACGCGATCTATTACGAATACAACGATGATGAAGTCGTGAGTGTGATGACTGAGCATTTTGGTTCTGAGACCAGAGTAACCACCTATAGCTACAGCGTAACTGGCAAGGTGGACACTATCACAATCGAATATTTGGGTCAAACTCGAATCGAAACTTACACATACATCAACGGCAAAGTGACCTCTATGGTTGCTTCTTCTCTTTAAAGGTTTTCCAAAATGGCATTTGATCCAATCACATACAACGAAGTTCTTTCAGGCAAGAATCCAGTTGGTACGCTTCTCCGAGTGGTTAGCGACTTCCAAGACCCCAAATATATCGACTCTGGTGCAAGCTTCAGCTCAGATCTCTACCCAGATCTGGCTACAAAAGTTCCTGGTGGCTTCCAGGGTGACTACGTGAAAGAAATCCCCATCGCCAGTCTGCCATCAAGTTTCAGTTCTTCATCTGCTGCCTTGGGTTCATACCTTATTGGTTTCGTGTCCGATGGTAAGATGAATTTCCTCTTCGCTAGCAGTGGTGTTATCACACGCTACACGTCAGTATCAAGCAATATGGCTGATGGTATCGTATTCAATGGTTACTTCGTAGTTCCTGGTGGTACAGGCTCTGACACCGTGACTCCGGAAATGTCAGTCAACAACGATGGTACGTTCATGTACGCGTCGCTGGCTGATAGGCATTATCGCTTCGATTTGTCAGATCCCACACTGGCCACCTACAAGAGATTCACCCTCCCGACTTCCACCAACAGATACAAGTTTGCTGATGGTAATGGTTTAATCATGGCAGCGGCAGGCAACATCAGCGTGTCTGGGAATATCCACTATTCGTCAAATGGCGGTGATAGCTGGACGGTTGGTGGCATCGCGACTAACACCGCTGGTAGTAGCCCACAAGGTCTGAGTTATGGCGCAGGTGTATTTGTTATGGTCACTGCCGCATCAACCAACAATATCACTAGATCAGCTGATGGTGTTACTTGGACTACCCAGACCGCTGGTTCGATTGGCCACAACGCCGTTAAATTCAATCCAGTGTTGAGTTTGTTTGTAACCACTCCATTCAATACTGGCGCAGCGTATTCATCCCCCACGGGTGTGACCTGGACTGCTAGAACGTCCATCAATGGTCAACAACGAGTCATCAGTATTTCATCCCTGACCGGTGACATGATTTGTTCACCTACTTCAAACTCCAGTGGTGCAAACAGTGGTTTCTGGAGGAGCTCAAATGGCACTTCATGGGCAAACAGACAAACCACTACTCCGTTCAGCACCACAACCAACAACGCCTACCGGGCTATCTACGCCGTGGACAGTTTTCCAGGGTTTGCAATTGCGTTCACGGGTCCGGCAAACACAACTGGTTACGGTCCAATGTTGTATTCATTCAGCACGGATAGCGGGGCGACATGGAGTTCTGTCAGAAACGTACCACCCACCAATGCAACCACCAAAGCATTCCGTCCACCAGTCATGAGTAGCTCTGGTGATAAGATTGTGTTGATGGAAACCCTCGCCAGTGGTAACGATCAAGTGTCAAATACTTGGAATGGTATTCTGTCAACTGACGGTGGTGATAATTGGCAAGCATTTGCTATTTCAGCCGGTACTGAAATGGTTTATTGGAAGGAAGTGATTCCAACGTTTGATAACAAGTTGATTGCTTGGGGTCAAGCATCCAATGATACCGCAACCGCTAGAGCAATGTGCACCGCAGTAACGAGCGATGGTGCCTCTTGGCAATATACGTCATATACCGCATTGCCTGTTGGTTTGCAGTCTATCACGCCCTCAACCGTAGCTATTGGTAACGATAATCGCTTATATTTTGGAAATAACTCCACGAGTACTGGTGCGATGTCAGCTGATTATGGTGCTACTTGGACTCAGAAAGCTCTTCCATTCACTGGTGGTAAATTGGTATCATTCAAGAGTAGGATCATGATCTTGGTGAACGGTCAGGTACCACGTTATACCGTTGACGGAGCGACTAACTGGCTTACTGGTCAATTGTCATCTCTGCCCGCCACCACTCCTATTGGATTTGCCGCAAATGATAGAGTTGCCGTTGCCGTGATTGCCAACTCAGCTTCATTCTACTACACATATGATGGTGTGATTTGGATGCTGGGTACTTTGCCGGCATCAATGCCCGGTTCAGTGGGTATTATCAATGATTGGATCATGTTCCCAACTGGTGCTGGTTCAATCTACAGAACCAAGGATTTCACAAATTGGGATCTGGTGGTTATTGGTGATGACAACAAATATTCCACTATGGCTCTGAGTTCGATCTCCTCTAACCCGGCAGGTTCTGAAGGTTTCTTCCACGGAGTTGCCGCGAACAATACGGCTGGTTATCTGTTGAAGGCTGATACGGAAGTCACAGATCGTAGACGATTGCCAGTGATTGCCTCTGATCTCCCACACACCAAGTGGGTTGTATTGGCAAAATAATAGCCAATGAATGAATGATGGTCGGTTCTTCCGACCATCATTTTGAGTAAATGAAGACAGGCTTTATACTTTGGTGATGGCCTTTCTCAATAAAGACGACATTCCAAAATCCAACTGGACACAAGCCAGAAAGAACGGATATTCGTTCACCAACGATAAAACCATCCTGCTCGATGGTTGGTATGCGTTAGCGTTGCGAGCTCATCTCATGCGAGAACAATCCACAGAAGGCCTGGGTGTGAATTGGTATAAGGCTCTGAACATTGCCAAATCAGACAATGCTGGAACTGTCAAACGAAACAATCCGGAATTTCAATGGCCGAATGCGCCATGGGAGGTCGAGCCCATGAAGAGAGGTGATCCTGATCGGGTTACTTTCTTCTTAATCGAATTTGAGAACCCAGAAGATTTGATTACTTTCAGATTGAAGTATTTGTAAATTGGCTTTTGGTGTTGATCCAAGTAAAATACTCGGATGACAATTCCAAAACTTATCTACACTCACGACAGCATGGCTCGTGATTTACATTCCATGTACCGCACAATGCACCTCGAGGGCTTTAAGCCTGATGTGGTGGTTGGTATCACTCGTGGTGGACTCATCCCCAGCGTTTACGTCAGCCATTACTTTGATGTTGATTTGGTAACAATCAACGTGAGCTTTCGAGACACGAAGGTTCTTGAGCCAACGACTGAAATCGAGGAACTGCTCAAAGCTGGCAGAACCATCTTGCTGGTTGACGACATTTGTGACAGCGGTGAAACCCTTGAATTCATCTATAACCAGCTGCAACAAACGGTGCCTGATCGTCTTGATACACAAATGAAGACCGCGGTACTTATTCATAACGAAGGCTGCCAAACCTTCACGCCTGAGTATTCCGGTACTACAATCAATAAATCGGAACAAGACGTTTGGGTGTGCTTTCCTTGGGAACAGTAATCTACACAATGTATCAGATACGAAACTTGATCAATGACAAGCTCTATATCGGTTATACGAAACAAGAGCCCATCAGCTATATCAGGAATCATTTCCGAAGAGCAAGGCTTGGTGAAGATCCCAACAAGTTGCTCTTCAAAGCCATTTTGAAATATGGTGAAGATGCGTTTGAGGTGACTTTGATTGCACAAACCACTGAAAAGGCAAACGCAACGTATCTTGAGAGATTCTTTATTGGTGATCGTAATAGCCATGCAGTGTCAGGACATGGGTACAATTTGACACTGGGTGGTGATGGCGGAGATACTAGTCAATCGCCGAACTATAAAGCTGGTATAGCTAAAAGAGATCTTCGAGGTGAAAAGAATGGCAACTGGGGTGGATTCTCTGAGGATCACAAGAAAAACCTGAGTGCCGCAAAAAGAGGAAAGAGACCCAAGAGTTGTGATGTTTGGTCAAAAGCTGCTACTGGCAAAATTTACCTTCACGATGCAATAAAAATGATTGAGAAAAGAGTTCACCCTGATGAAGCCACCCAATTCAAGAATAATGGCTTCGTTCTTGGGAGACTGAAGTTAGAATGTAAAATCTGTGGCAAATATGCTGACGTTTCGAACCTGAAGCGCCACCATAGACACGATGAACAATAAGGATCAATGATGGCAGAAAAACAATATCAATATTCCGAAATTTTCGGAAACACAATTCAGGGTGAAGGCCAATATACCGGTGTACCAACCGTTTGGGTTCGCTTCTGGGGCTGTAACCTAAATTGCAACGGCTTCGGACAGACTGACCCCACCGACCCAAGCTCATGGATCTTGGATTATCAAACGATTGATATTTCGTCCATCACCAAGATGGAAGATCTGCCAGTATTCAATCGCGGTTGTGATTCATCCTACAGCTGGTCGAAGAACTATGCTCACTTGGCCCACAAAGCCACTGCGGCCGAAATCTGCGATAAGCTGGAAGCGTTCATGAAGAACGAACACAATCCAGAAGGAAAGTTTCTCCACCCCAAGAGTAAGCAGTGGCAACACATGGCTTTTACTGGCGGTGAGCCCATGATGTCCCAAAATGCCATCGTGGACATCATGTTGGAATTCGCCAAGAGAAACAACGTCCCCAAGTATGTGACAGTTGAAACAAACGGCACCCAGAAAGCTCGTGACAAAATCAGTGACTACATCAGAGGTTACCCGGTAACTGATGATGCTCAAGTCGAATTGTTCAATCAAGATTTTGACTATGAGAAAAGCTTCTACATGGCTGGTAAGATTTGGATGAATTCAGAATCACTGATCGGTTTAACTCCTGAGCTGGAAGCTCTCAAGGGTGTTGAATGGTTCTGGTCAGTCAGTCCCAAGTTGTTCCTGAGTGGCGAAACATGGGAAGACGCAATCAAACCAGAAATCGTGGCATCATATAAAGAGCTCAGCAATGCTGGTCAACTCAAGTATGTGAGTGATGGTTCACAGCGTTCATGGGATGAAATCGAGAAAGCGACGGCATTGTTCCGTGAAGCTGGGGTGAACTGGAAAGTATGGGTGATGCCGGTCGGTGCCACTGTAGATGGTCAGAATTTGGTTGCAGCGAAGGTGACTGAAGAAGCGGTTGCTCGCGGTTATAATGTTGCGGCAAGAGTTCACGCTTACATCTTCCAAAATATCATTGGCCGTTGATTTGTAAATCAATGTTCCCACTGTGAAATAACAGTGTAACCCTGGCTTCGTAATTTTTCTTCGACGACCACGTTCAAGGGCCCTAGATTGAATTGGTCGAACAAAGTGATCATTCGAGTGCCTCATAAATTCTGCCAGAAAACACAATATTTTGATTGGTGGCGACTCTATCACACGTTGAAAGAGTTGAATCCTAACATTGTATATGGTGATGACATCATCATGGCATTCGATACCGAAATCGAAGCCGTGGAATTCAAATTGAAATATCTATGATTCATACCATCACAGACTCCAGATACTTAAAGTCACTGATCCATTTCAGATCGACCAATAACAAGATTTGGGTCGATCGGAGTGCTTATCATTTACAAGATGAAATCTTGTTGTGGGTGACGACTACTATCCCTGATGATTATCAGAGAATGTTTGCTTTTGGGTGTCAATCATGGGAATTCAGCAGTCACGAAATTGCCATGGATTTCTATTTGCAATGTTTGCGTATATTCCATAAGAATGGCCTATTGGATCTTAGAAAGATGCGAATATGCGGATAAAGGCAACAGTTGAGAACATGATTTTCGTCTCCAACTATCCCGGGAATTGGTTCACAGAACGATTTGTAACTAGTGATTCTATGTATGAATTCTTGGACGCAATTGAAATGATACCATCAGATATTGGTAAAGATTATCTGATGGGATACAACGGTAGAATCTGTGAGGGAACATTGCATGCGGTTAGTCCCTATGGTGAAGGTGTCTGGTTAGATTTTGAAACCAAGGGCGACATGATGCTGTTCGTGTTGAGTCATAGTGAACCCAGATAACAGTATCGTCATCAGTTCCGAACATTTCAAGCTGAGTAGTTCAGTGTTGCGAATGCATTACGATAGAATAATTCCGCTAAAGGGTTTTATATCGAAATCAGGATCGTTTTGCTCAATGGATGAATATCCGGCAAATCAAATCGTCATATCTATGGACCCCCAAGCCCAAGAAAGCCTACATGAAGAATTGATATCAGACCGGATTGTTGGTATCTTCTTGCAAGAGAACACCGGGATAGTGGTTGAATATGAGACCGAATCACAAGCATGTATGGCCGCATTGGAATTCAAGGAATATTTGAGAAATGAAAAAGAAACCAATCCTAAGTGACAAACCACCCAGTCACGAATTTCTGAGTGTGGTTCGTGGTGGTGGAGGACCATCCATTGACTGTTCAATGTGTGGTCGAGTTCATTATTCCATTGACTCGCCTTATTACGAGGAAGGTGAATTGGCTAGTTATCAGGAACTCAGAGCTGAAGATCCCGACGGATATATAGAAACAGAGGGTGAGTGCGTGCACTATTCAGCCATTCAAGGACAAACGGTCCCAGATGGTTGCCCCTGTAATGGATTGCGAAAGTATGAGGATTTCATGTGGTCACATCGTGATTTGTGGTGTTCGTACTTGATGGCAAGAAAGCTTTCTGCTCAAAAGGAAGCTGACTCGATTTTTATTCCCAACATATGACACTTCGTATTGGCATCGTGGGTTATTCCACCACTGAGTTTGATGAAGAAAGAGCAAAGTTTATCCTAGATGCCGCGATAGCGTATGTTCGGATAGAACGAGACGTTGAACAAATTGAAATTGTCTCAGGACTGACCAACATCGGTATACCAAAATTGGCATACGAATTGGCTGAAAAGTATGGATACCCTACTCGTGGTATTGCTTGTTCCAAAGCTACCGATTATGCCTGTTTCCCATGCGATCACGTACATATCGTTGGACAAGAGTGGGGCGAAGAAAGCACGATGTTTCTAACATCGATTGATTTCCTCATACGAATTGGTGGCGGAGTTCAATCACATGCCGAGACAGTAGAAGCTATCAGACTTGGGATTCCCATCCTGGAGTTTGATTTAGATGAAGAAGATGAAGGAAACACAGATGACTAAGCCATGGATACCATTTAAATTGATGCCCGCCAGTTGGGGATTGAAGGGTATGAGCCGAGAGATTGCTCAAATTGAATATGAGTGCCAGGATTCGTATGAGAAGCAAACGCGCATTGCCAAGGTAAAGTATGCTGATGATCTACCTAAACTGAAAAGAGTTCTCCTAGACATCGAAGCCAATCATGGCAAGATTGGCGATTACGAATACGACAAAGCCAGAGTTGATTTGGAATATGAAGCCAATTCCGAAGCTTTCAAGTTGGCAATGAACGAAGTTGAATTCCATCACGACAAGATTTCAGAGAACGACAGAGACAAGAATGCGGCCACCATCAAGGGTGAACCATACGTAAAGGTTATCAATTCGTCCTTTGATCCTGGTAAGGGTGTTGATGGTGTCTATTTTGAACTTGATTGGAATCAAGCATGGATCGACTTGCTGCGAGAGAATGGATACGTGGGCGCCGTCGATGAACTCTTGGTGGATCAATGGTTTGAAGACGTGTGTAAATCGTCAGCCAACGAAAAGTTCAATAACGAGCCAGTTCCATTCAACAGTCGACGTGCCAACAGTCGACCAGTTGATGGCAAGAGAACCGATTATTTCTAAATTGCTCAATGAGTACGAGCCATTGTAAAATGGCTCCTTTAGGAGAAGATTTTGAGCAGATACATCGTCGTTGACACTTACAACCTGTTCTTCCGTTGTCTCCACAACGGAATGATGGGTGATGCATATTCAAAGGCTGGATTGAGCCTGCATATCGTTTTGCGTTCAATCAGAAAGCTGTGGCGAGAACTCAAGGCCGATCATGTGGTATTTGTTCTTGAAGGTGGTAGTTGGAGATACGACGTATATCCCGATTACAAGAAAAGCCGCCAAGTTGCAAAAGCGCTTGCATCCCCACAAGATCAAGAAGATCAACAGGTTTTCATAGAGACTCTGGGTGAGCTGGTTACTTTCCTGACCGAGAAGAGTAACTGCACGGTACTCAAAACCAAACGGGTTGAAGGGGATGATTTCATTGCTCGGTGGGTTCAAAACCACCCAGATGATGAACATGTGATTGTCAGCGGTGATACTGACTTCATCCAATTGCTATCCGACAAGGTCTCGATCTATGATGGCGTCAGGGAAGTAATCATCAAGCCGGATGGTGTTTTCAATTCGGACGGCCAACCAATGGATTTTGGTCTTCGTAGTAACGGCCACCTTCGAGTAGGTAATGAACTTGATTTGCTTACAAGCGATTTCAAGATTGAACCAGAGTGGTGGAGATATGCAATGTTCCTGAAGTGTATCAGAGGCGATTCCGGTGACGGCATCTTTTCCGCATACCCAAAGGTTCGTGAGAACAAAATCAAAGCCGCTTGGAACGATCGCAAGGATCAGGGCTACGATTGGAACAATCTCATGCTGCAGAGCTTTACCTTGGGTAAGGGTGAAGATGCTGTCACGAAGGAAGTCAGGAAGGAATATGACTTCAATTTGTCCCTGATTGATCTTACCAAACAACCAGAAGACATCAAGGACTTGATGGACCAAGCTATCATCGAAGCTGTCACCAAGCCCAAGGTTAGTTCAGTTGGTATCCACTTCATGCGCTTCTGTGACCAGAATGGATTGATTAACATCGGCAAAGAAGCAGCCGATCATGCCGTATATCTCAACGCACCGTACGTAAAATAATGGCAATCGAAAACGAACGAAAATACATCCTTGATATCACCGCTCCGGTGAAATACATGAAGATGTTGAAACAACAACCTGGTGTTGTTTCATACAACATCGAGCAATCATACTTGGATGATCGGGCTCGTATCAGGATGCGAGAAAACCAAGCCACAGGTGAGTCGGAATTCTTTTTCACTTACAAGGTGAAAACCCAAAACGGATTGGTTGAAATCGAGAAGGAAATCGACGAACGGGAATGGAAGATGCTGAATCCATCCTGTAAGACCACCATCAGGAAGACTCGCGTCTGTGTTCCCGTTGGCGACTTGGTCTGGGAAGTTGATTTCTTCATCCACGATACCATTGAAGGGCCATATTTGGTTATGGCCGAGGTTGAACTGGCTGAAGATGCTGAACTCCCGGATTCAGAGCCAGCGTTCATCTCTGATTACAAATTGCATTTGGTCGAACGTGATGATCGTAGATTCGACAATGCAAAACTAGTCAGACCACTGACTATCAAAATACTCATTGAGAAAATGAAAAATGGCCAACTATAATTTGAAGAAGATCACCGAGAATAGCTGGTTGGCAACAACGAACGGTTCTCCGTTGGCAGTAGTTCATCGCTCTGAGCTGGGTTTTGAATACATGACTCCCGAGTCCATTCAGAAATTCGATACCCTGACCGCCATCAAGGAATATCTGGGTGGTAATGTCCAAGAGCAGATGATCGAAGCCACCACTGGTCTTGATACCACTGCCACGGAAACAATTGATGGCTTCCCCGTCAAGCATACCGGGATTTCCGTGGAACAAGCTGGCGAACGCCCCGTTTACGTGCGTGGCAAGACGCAACACGTTGCGGGGTACTGGTGTATCAAATTCAGTAAAAGGTGGGTTCCCAGCTATTGTCCACTTCTCCGAACCGTTGAGCAGTACCAGAGCACTGGTCCGTTCAAGGATCGGATGGGAATGATGGCTGAGCTTGGAGTGCTGAATAGACAAGTATGAGCTACAGAATCCGACCACCAGAGTCCTGGCTTGTTCGGTTCTTCAACTCAAGAACGTTTGAAGTTTCGACTAGAGTATCCCTCCCCAAAGAGATCGACACCAGAGAATTACCGTATCTTCGGATAATCGAAATCATTGACTCCCGGGATGCGTGGTTGGAATTTGATAATGAAGAGCAAGCGATGATGTTCAAACTGGAACATTTCGATCGCTCATAAACTAATGGGTTAAATGAAAACCCCAGTGAGGTAAATACTCACCCGAAATTAACAAGGAATGAAAAATGGAAGTGATTGTTTACTCAAAGACCGTGTGCCCGTATTGCACACAAGCCAAGGCCTTTCTGAAGAAGAATGAGATTGAGTTCCAGGAAGTAAACCTGGATGATGATCTTGAAAGAGCTAAGTTCTATGAAAAGGTCGGCGCCGGTGTTCGTTCAGTACCCCAGATTTTCCTAGATGGTGAACGTATTGGTGGTTATACGGAATTGATGAAGTCTGATATTCTGGATCGCAAGCAAGCGACATCTTTTAACGAAGATTTCTAAATTCAGATATTATTGGCATTTGCGGTGCTACAATAGCGACAAGCCACAAAAGGCCCGATAAACTTCCCAAAAAATAATAAAGCGAAACACCCCTTGGGGTGTTTCGTTCATTTGAGCGTTACGCCAGAAGCTGCATTTAGCATAAATATTTGACTAAATTGCAATTTCGAGGTATCCAATGTCAAGACCCAAACCAGTAGTGATCCTGAATCATACTGACAACAAGACATATAAGAGTGAGCAGATCCTGGCCTCAGACGCCATCTATGCGGTGTTTTACGACAACAAACCCATCAATCTGCGTTCTCTCAATAGCTTGGTGAATTACCCAGGACCAAAATATAAGAAAGTCAGCTTCTCGAATCCAGGCCACGCTTTTAACCTAGCGGAAAAGTTGAACAAACTTTTCAAAACTGATAAGTTTGATGTGTACAAACTCACCGTAGGTGAGAAAGTCCTCGAATACACGGATAACGGTCAGGGCGAATAATCCTGTTCTACTTGGGTCAGTTGAACGCACTTTTCATAAATTGAGAGTGCGTTCAATTTTTTGGATATTCAACTTGGGCAAATGTAACAATTATGAGTGTACATCATAAGATCGCCGCTCTCATCATAGAGCTGGCAGAAAAACAACAACATCCTCTTAGGACTCTGATCACAGGTGAAACACCCAGTGATGCGTGTCATCAGATCTTCTCCAGCTATAGAGGGGGAGCTACTTCAGGAAAAGGCCTTCGTCTGTCAGATGTTGGTCTGCAACTCATGAAGACCTTCTTTAAGTGTTATGAGATACCACTGCCTGGAGGGTACAAGATCACCGCGCCGCACCTCATATATCTAGACAGAATCGCTGAGATGCCATATTGGTTGAACCATCAATACATTTCAGTCTTCGACTCTGATCTCGCGATGATGCTCCGATTGATGGATGGCAACCTGCAAAGTCTAGTAGACTCCCGGTACCGTCTAGATACTTCTGACGATTCAGCTATTACTAGATAGAGCGAGTCAAGGCACTTTACGCCGCGGAATTGAAAGTGTTTGTTTTCTGCTATTCGCCAACTGGTAGTCATTGTTACAATTTTTTTTCACACTTTTCTGAACAATACGCCAAATTTCAGTTATAGTACACCCTGTGAGCAGATAGAGAGTTCAACAAGCTGCTAACAACAAACCGCCCGTAATTGAAATATTCAAGGAGTGAATACATGTCGACTAAGAAGAATACCGCACGCATCGAAACTCTGGTCATGAAGCCCAGTGAAGTTTCCAAGGTCATCCAGCATTTTGCCTCCATGCAAAAGCAACGTTCCCTGTTCATCTGGGGTCCCCCAGGTATCTCGAAGTCCAGCGTGATCGCACAAGTAGCCAAGGAACTGGGTTACGACTTCGTTGACGTCCGCCTGTCCCAAATGGACCCAACCGACCTGCGCGGTATTCCTCACCCTGTGAAGGAAATCGACGAGAAGACCGGCAAGGAAGTTTCCGGCATGCGTTGGTCCGCTCCCCTGGTTCTCCCACGTGATCCCAAGGCTAAGGCATTCATCCTGCTTGATGAATTCAACTCGGCCGCCCCAAGCGTGCAAGCTGGTGCGTATCAGCTGATCCTGGACCGCAAGCTGGGCGAGTACACGGTTCCAGAAGGTTGCGTGATCATCGCAGCTGGTAACCGTGAAAACGACAAGGGCATCACGTTCCGTATGCCCACTCCAATCGCAAACCGCTTCGTTCACATCGAAATGAAGCACGACTTCGACGACTGGCAGCGTTGGGCTCTGAACGCGAACGTTGACCAATATGTGGTTGGTTTCCTGAGCGCTTTCAAGCACGAACTGTTCAACTTCGACGCAAACTCCGCAAGCCGTGGCTTCCAAACGCCCCGCACTTGGGAATTCGTTAGCGACATTCTGCCCGGCTCTGAAAAGCTTCCAGAACTGGTCCTGATGGGTCTGGTCGCTGGTTGTGTGGGTGATGCTGCTGCTGCCCAATTCATGGAATACCGCAAGAATGCTGCTGATCTGCCAGCAAGCTCGGACATCCTGAACGGCAAGGTTACCAAGCTGAAGCGCAACGACGTCAGCCTGTGCTACGCTCTGACGACCGCACTGTGCTACGAACTGCGTGACAACTACGTTGAAGTGGAACGCAACGGCAAGAAGGCCGCTGACCACGAAAACTGGCTCAAGCAAGCGAACAACTTCATCGGCTTCATGCTGGAAAACTTCAACCCCGAAGTTTGCATCATGGGCGCAAAGACCGCGCTGAGCGTGTTCCGTCTGCGCTTTGAAGCCAAGAAGATGCCCAACTTCGACACTTTCACGAAGCAGTACAAAGACCTCATCATGAACTGATGAGGCGGTGGGGACAAGTTCCCCACCCCAAGTTTTGCACGGGCGGTCTCGTGCTAGGTGAGGCTGAGCAATTAGCCTCACCTTTTTACCAAGGAAACTTTATGAAGATCAAAGATTTAATCGAAATCCTCTCAACTCAAGATCCTGAACAAGAGATCGCAATTGTTGATAACGGCAGTATTCTGAAGTCTAGTTCTGTTGAGGCTATGATTGAATACAATCAGGACAACGATACTGGTGAATATTTCATTCCCACAGAGGAATATTGAATGACGCCCAAGCTGATCACAGAATACGGTGGTGGGCCACGGGTGTTCTTTCTGATTTGCTTTTCATAATCAAATATTTTTGTGCCATATCAACAATTGGCATCACCATGACTATATAATGGTTGTGTCTTAAACGAACGAGGTATACATGTCCACCCTTAGCTCCCCATCCAATCTGAACCTCAATGATGAAGTGGTTCATGCCATCGTGGCAGCTCGCGTCAAGCTGCTCCTGGAAAAGCCGTTCTTCGGTAACTTGGCAACTCGCCTGATCCTCAAAGAGGCGGATGGTTGGTGCAAAACCGCAGCAACTGATGGCCGTCACCTGTATTACAACCGAGAATTCATCAAGGGTCTGACGCAAGCTCAACTCCTGTTCCTGGTTGGTCACGAAGTGCTGCATTGCGTGTACGATCACTTGGGCCGCCGTGGTCAACGTGACCCCAAGATCTGGAACATGGCGAATGACTACATCGTCAATGACACGCTGGTGAAGGAAGGCGTGGGCAAGATGCCTGAAGGCGGTTTGCTGGACAACAAATACAACGACACGATGACTTCTGAAGAAGTCTACGAAATCCTGAAGAAGAACAGCGTCACGATCAAGATGCCTCTCGACCAGCATTTGGATGCGGCCGGTGACAGCAAGGGTGATGATGACGGTGATGGTAGTGGTGACGGTGACGGTGGCCAGCCCAAGAAAATGGGCAGCGGCAGCGGCGGCAAAACTGTTGATGTCACGGTCATGGGCAAGGACGGCCCACCCAAGCTGACTGAAGACGATCTGAACAAGATTCGTACTGAAATTCGCACCGCAACGATCCAGGCAGCACAAACTGTTGGCGCTGGTAAGGTCCCCGCAGGCGTGCGTCGCATGATCGAAGAGCTGACCAGCCCCAAGATGGACTGGCGCACTCTCCTGGACTCGCACATCAAGAGCTCCATCAAGGACGACTACACGTTTGCCAAGGTGAACCGTCGTAGCTGGTCTCTGGGTGCATTCCTCCCCGGCCAGGATTACCTGGAAACCGTGGAAGTTGCTGTGGCGGTTGATACGTCGGGCTCCATGACTGACGAAATGCTGCGTGATATCCTGGGTGAAGTAAAGGGCATCATGGAAACTTTCCAGGACTTCAAGCTGACCTTGTGGACGTTTGACACCCAGGTGTACAACCCCAAGGAATTCACCAGTCACAACCTGGATGAACTTCTGCAGTACGATCCCAAGGGTGGTGGTGGTACGGACTTTGACGTCAACTTCGAGTTCATGAAGGAAAACGGTCTGGAGCCACATCGCTTTGTGATGTTCACTGACGGTTACCCATGTGGTAGCTGGGGTGATGAAAACTACACTGACACGTTGTTCGTGATTCACGGCAACACCAGCATCGTGGCTCCGTTTGGTATCACGGCATACTACGACGACGCCAAGTAATCAGAGGGGAATGCGCAGACATTCCTCTTACTGAGTAGACGCTTGTAGGGGTACCAGGACGTCCTGGTACCCCTAACCATTGAGGGATACATGAATAAAGAACGACAAAAGTTCTACGCCATTCGAGAACTTAAGGTGATGGCCGTAGTATTGGCTGTATATGGAGCATGCGCTTTTGGCATATCGACGGGGAAGAGCATAGTTCAGAACAAGTGTCGAACCGATCACATGATTCAGATAGAGGAAGAACCCCTTGATGGTAAGGGCGTGTCACGTACCGTGAACTATCTCTGCTTGCCAACTTCTTATCCGGTGATTGATAAATGATTGATATGAGAACAATCATTACCGCAATCATCATTGCATCAACTTTACTTCTGTCTGGCTGCATAGTTACGCTCGCTCCTGGCTATTATCAGGGAACCGTTTATGTTCACCAGCCAGCGGGATATTATCATCATGGCCATTACCATCGTCATGGTGGATGGCACAAGAGATAATTTTGAAATAATCAAAGTTTCATTAAATTCGCATACCATTTCAGTATAATGGTGACAAGGACGGATAATAATGATTCATCAAACAGTTAGATTCACTGGCTTGACAGTGAGATCAGAACTTCTGTGCTCCAAGCTGGGCAACAGAAAATCCCAAGGACCAATACCAGCATCTTGGTGTCGCATTTCAATCCCGGATGCGCCCCAAGATGGTGCATCCATGGATCGCCTAGATCGATGGGTAACGGAAACAATGCAAGGAAGATGGGGAGTTTACCAGCCAGAATACGGCGCGGTGATCTTCGGAGCTTCCGGAAAAATCGTCATAGCATTTGAAAATGACGACGACGCACTCATGTTCAAGCTGATGGACGGTGGGGCGATTTGGAAAGACATGGCAGACACAAAAGAAGGATATTGAAAATGATGGTTCCGATGATTCTCGAAAACACTGGTCGCGGTGAACGTGCGATGGATCTCTACAGCAAGATGCTGATGGAGCGCGTCATCTTCCTAAACGGTCCAGTGGAAGACAACATGGCAAATCTTATTTGCGCACAGCTCCTGTATCTGGAGTCCGTGGACCCAAGTAAGGATATCTCGATGTACATCAACTCACCAGGTGGTTCAGTTAACGCTGGTCTGGCTATTCGTGATACGATGAACTTCATCAAATGCGACGTTTCTACTGTCTGCATGGGCATGGCCGCTTCCATGGGGGCCTTGCTGCTGAGTTCAGGCACCAAGGGCAAGCGGTTTGCGCTCCCAGACGCTAGAATCATGATCCACCAAGTGTCATCCGGTACTCGTGGTACCGTTATGGATCAGGAAATTCAACTGAAAGAAAGCGTTACATTGAATGATCGCCTGCATCATATCATGACCGAAGCTTGCGGTCAGTCCTTTGAAAAGGTCAAGAACGATTGCTCGCGTGACTATTTTATGTCGGCAGCTGAAACTGTCACTTACGGTCTCATTGACCGCGTTATTGACAAGCGTTGAAAGTTCTTACCAACTAAGGAAAGATGAATCAAATTGAGTATAGGGCTGGAAGTGAAACACCCATGCCCCATATTATCAGAGTCTCACTGAAGGGCTCGGATCAAACTCGTTCTGATTTAATCACTAGGTGGATAGAATTCTGGTGTCAAACCAACTGCGAAGCTGGTTGGCACCTTCGTGAATACGAGACCCACGTGGAAATAGGATTCGAGGACTTGAGTGAACTAGTTCACTTCAAGTTGAGCCCCGAATGTGATTCAAATTGATCCCTTGGGATCAATGTCTTCCTTGTACCAACGAACACATCTGATAATCGCAGGATTCAAAGAATAGGCATTCTCATAGGATGCCTTTTCTATATCCGTCAAATGATCACTGTTCATGACCTGTTGATATCTTTCCATCTGGGTTTTGAAGGCGTTTGACTTAGCTTCTTGGACATTCTTCCATTTGAGATTGTCCATACCAGCTTGTGACATATTCTTCTTTTTAAAGTATTCATTGAATACTTTAAAGTTCGCTGCCATCTTATCCTGATAATCAGAGAGTTCGACTAGTTTTTCCGGTGGGATAACTATCTTTAAGGCAGTCATCTTTGCATAAGCCTGCTCCGTTAGGTGATGGGCAGCGATGAACGTAGCTTGGCATCCACCGATGAATCCAGCTTCGTTCTCATGAAAAGATTTGATTTTGATAATTGAGTCCTGATTGAACGCTGAAGAACTCAGCGTCAGGAGCATTATGGCGATAATGGCTTTTTTAATTGGCATAGTAATCGTAATGTTTTTGCTGCCAGTGTACATTGACGCCATACGAAATAGGTTGTAAACTTGGTGCAACATGAAAAAGATTTCCCTTAACAGCTTGGTGTTCTTGATCGATGTAACAACTCAACAGGTTGAAGATCGATTCCGTCACCACGAATTTATCTCCTACGATTCAGTCAGTGCGGCACTCTTTGGAAGCTCCACTAGGCCTGATATGCGTGATGCCGTACATGCGGAAATTGAACGTCAAATCAGCCTGCGATTGTCTCTGGGTCAACGAGTGGTTGTTGAAGCTCCCGATTTGAAGCGTGATGTGCGAGTCAGTATTGCCATGCATGTCAATTCTATTGGCTATAACGTCTACTATTTGGTGGATGAACACGGTGCCAAGCGCGATACCGTGCGCAACGATCGTGGTGTCGAGGTAATCGATGTGAACAATACCCAGGTACAAGTCGTAAACAAAACTTCTGATTCGATGTTTATTCAACATCTGAAGTCTTTGGACTATGACGGTATCACGGTTGTAGGGGATGTCCACGGAATGATGAATCAACTCCAGAACGCCGTGAGTTGGGCAAAACGTAGAAACCACTTCCTCCTGTTTTTGGGCGATGTGCTTGATTACGGTAATGAAACCCTCGAGGTGACTGACGCGGTGTACCAATTGGTAATTCGTGGGGAAGCGGATGCACTTTTGGGAAATCACGAACGTAAGATTTTCCGGTATCTGTCTCCGAAGAACAAAAACGTAAATCATATGCGTTTGAGTTCCGGCAACAAGGTAACGATTGATCGAGTCGAATCACTGAATTCCTTTGACAAGGAACGTTGGGTAAACCGTTTCAACTCTTTGGTTCACCTAATGAGAAACCATAGAACTTTTGACAATTTCATCTTTGCTCATGGTGCGGTTTCCCCGGAGTTGTGGAATAACAACGATCATAGATTGCGTGGTGCGCTGGAAGAAATTACTCTGTTCGGAGAAGTAGACGATTCGATTAAAAGATCTGACAACTTCCCCAATAGAGTCTACAATTGGGTAGACCAATTGCTCCCGGGTCAGACTGCCATTGTTGGTCACGACATCAGAAGCAATTATGAACCTTTTTCTCATATTGGCATCAAGGGTGGAAAAGCTATTTTCCTTGATACTGGTTGTGGCAAAGGCGGGCATTTGAGTACTCTGGATATCAGATTCTCAAATGATGGTCCCCGTATAGAAAACACCAACATTCATTGATATGTTCGCAGAAATTTATGGAAGTGAATACTCCGGCTGCGATGGATGGCATTCATGGTTGAAAACAACTCTGGAAGTCATTCCTCGCGAAGGGGAAACGGTAGCTCAGTGCAAGGTGCGAGCTGAAAAGGAAATTGACGAAAAGTATTCAAGTACCTACGTCAGAACGACAGTTAAGTGGTTGGAATCGCTACCTCAGTTGGAGTAGCGGGATAAATATCAAAAATGGAGGTTGCTATGGATTTGAGTATTCATGTTGGAGGAGACACACTGGTTTTGAACAGTGATGGTCTGCCTTTGGATATCATTCCCATTAGCACCGTGAGCTGGCGTGATGCCATTAAGGCTCAATACCAGGGCAATATCGACGTCTTGCATCACTATAGTGATTGGGTTGTTCGCAGCCCCAGTGTGGAGCTTCAGGTGCCATCGGTCATCATGATGCGTCAATGGGTTAAAATGGGTAGGAGAGTAAAGTTCTCCAGACGAAACGTGTACATTCGTGACCGTTTCACATGTCAGTATTGCAATGAGGTTTTCCCTCATGATGAACTGACTATGGATCACGTCGTGCCACGACTGGAAGGTGGTAAGACCGTCTGGAATAACATCGCTTCTGCTTGCAGCCCATGCAATCATGAAAAGAGTCACTTCAGCAAGATGAAGCCCAGGAATGCACCACGTAAGCCATCGTATGGTGAAATGTTGGCAATCCTGCGTACGAGCAAAATCACCATCCGTGATCCAGCTTGGAACTTCTACTTGGGATGGCCTGAACATTTAGTCACCATTCAACGATAAAATAATCCCCTTAATTGGGGATTATTTTTGACTGGCACGCTCGTCATATGTAAAATCACCTTTGTCAAAGAACAAGGAGAATTAAATGACGACTGAAAACACTACCGCAGGTGCTGCACCTGAAGCCGCTCAGCCAAACATCAACATCAACGATCTGCAAGCCGCAGTTCAGATTATTGATTACGCTGCCGATCAAGGTGCGTTCAAGGGTTGGGGCGTTATCGAACAAGTGAAGGTCATCCGTGATCGTCTCAATGCGTTCGTAGTCGCCACCGTGCCTAAGAAGGCAGAACCAGCTCCACAAGCTGCAAAGGCAACTCCCAAGAAGATCACCAAGGCTCCAGCTGGTGCAAAGAAGTCTGCTTCGGTTGCAAAGACTGCTGCTAAGAAGTAATACAGAAGGGCATCAGCCCTTCTAATTTGAGGATCAAATATGTCAGATATTAAGAAACACGTCGGTAGAGTAAAGTCCACCGACCAACGTTGCGTGGTAGTATTCATGCAACTCCCTGACGATAAGGAAAAGGCCCTGATCGTTAATGTTGAGACTTTGCCAGAACGCCTTGAGCAACTGGTAATGGAAATTCTCAACTCCCCAGAAGGCCAACAAGCTGGTGATTTGGCTGATACCCTGGGTCGCAGAATGGTACCAGAACAACGAGTTACGGTTCTGACTGAGTTGCATAATCGTGGTTATCTGCGAGCAGAAACTATCGATAACATCATCATGTTCCCTCGTCCAAATTCACCATTCCCACTGCGTGATTTGTTGGCTGCAATGGGCAAGCTGGATGGTGTAACTGCTGCGACTGCTGATACTGGTGATTCGGATGGCAAGTACAACCAACACGTTCAAAACAAGAATGTGGCAGTCACGGAAGAAAAGATGGCAACGGCCATGAATATCCTTGCAGAAGCCGAGATGCTCCAACTGGAAGCAAATCGCAAGCGCGAACAAGCCTACAAGATTGCACCTGGTCTCCGTCCAGAACAAACCGCAATCAAGGAAGTTGCAGCCGTAACTTCCAAGGATCAGAAGGCTGAGGCGAAAGCAAAATGACCACTTCATCGAGAGATTCCTTTCTGCATCTCATCGAAGCGGAGAGGGCTCGTCAGAGCGATCTCCCGGGATCAGAATTTGACCTCAACAATTCAGTCAATGACTGGATTGCCATTGCAACTCATTATTTGAGTGAACCTGCGAAGCGTCCTGCTTCAAAGCAGATGGGTCGTGGTCTTCGGATTACACAAAGCGAATTTGAGGATTCTCTCGTTAAGGCAGCCGCAGTTATTTTGGCAGCTTTGGAGCATTCGGATTCTCTAAAGAAAAAGGACCATCTCCTTTGATAAAGAAGCTCTTTTTAAGAGCTTCTTTTTTATGGCAAAATTTAAGTTAGACTGGCTTTTGGTACAGCCACATCAATAAACAAAGTAAATAATGGACAAACAGCAAGAGGTACCAAGCATGGACTGCACTGACATGATCAACGACATGATTGACACATTGGAGCCAGAATTAGTTCCATCCGATTTCATCGTGTGTGCGCAACTTTCCATGAATGACGGATCTGAGATTATGGTGAACGGCTCCGAAATGGCCGAAGCTCTCAGACTCAGACGTTCCAATCTAGTGAAGTACAAAGTGGTGCTCAATTCCAAATTGATCCACGATCGAATCAATATCCAGACCGCATTTATTCTTGCGGCAGTTTTCGGATAATTGAAAATTGACGATTACTGAATATCACAGCATAATTCAGTAATCGTTCTAACCCCATGCAATGTGGGGCACTAGCTCGATAATGTCGGGCTTGTGATATCTTTGTCCAAGCCATAAAGGAATATTATGGTAGAATATGGGGACGAATCATACATAACGGCTGAAGGGCGAATGGTCGCCAAACAAGCCCAGATTATCACAAACCTCAACGATCAAATCCGTCGACTCAAGGCTGACTTGGTTGATCTTGAAAAACTCGCAAATGAATCTAGACCAAACCATCTAATGTATTTGGCTATCATGAAGGCTGTTCAAGAGCACCCACACCTTCAAGGTATCTGGGATGAACTTGTGACTGCCATGAGATTGTTGGAGGTGAAATTCTAATGTTGGAAATGATTCTAGCCACCGCAATTGGCGGAGCGATGGGAAACAAAAATGGTCTTCCTTGGCCAAACATTCCAGAAGACATGAAATGGTTCAGGGAGAAAACCAGAGACAAAGTGGTAGTCATGGGGTCAAATACTTGGTTCTCACTTCCTGAACAATTCAGACCACTTCCCTTCAGAACCAACGTTGTTATATCCACCAAAGATATTGATGGTCCTGATATGGTTCTGAGTGGGACGCCGGATTCAATCAATGATTTGCTGCTTGATGCATATCCAAAGAAAGAAATCATTCTGATTGGTGGTAAGAAAATCTACGAAGATTTCTTTCCCCACGTCAACCGTGTGTTCCACACGCTCATCAACAAACATGTTGAACATGACACTCAGATAGATATTGGTACCATGTTGTGGACCAATGGTTTCCACAGAGAAAATTTTGAAAATAACAAGGACAAGGGACTCTTGTTCGAAGAATGGGTTAAGAAATGAAACAGTATCACGACGCAATGCAAAAGATTATGGATCAGGGGGTTGATCGCCCTGATCGCACCGGAACTGGGACTCGCTCCTTGTTTGGTATGCAGATGAGATTCGATCTTCAACAAGGATTTCCGGCGGTTACTACCAAGAAGCTGGCATGGAAATCAGTAGTCAGTGAACTGTTGTGGTTCCTGGAGGGTTCTGGTGATGAGAACCGCCTCCGTGAGATTCTTTACGGAGAAGAAGATAGCACCAAGACTACGATCTGGACTCAAAATGCCAATGCGGATTATTGGAAACCAAAAGCCAAGTATGTTGGCGATCTCGGTAGAGTGTATGGTGTTCAATGGCGTCATTGGCAAAAGCCCGCAGCTCCAGGCTTTATGGGTTGGTTGAAGTCTCTGGTGGGTATGGTTGACACCGTGGACCAAATCGCAGAATTGATGGAAGGTTTGAAGAATGATTCCTATGGCCGACGCCACGTATTGACAGCATGGAACCCAGGTGAACTGGATCAAATGGCGTTGCCACCATGTCATATGTTTGCTCAGTTCTACGTGGAGCCTATGTCCATTGATGAGATGAAGCATTTGAGCCTAATGAATCAAGATGCGAGTGTTCCAACGCAAAAGCTCAGCTGTCAACTATATCAACGTTCGTGTGATATGTTTCTGGGAGTTCCATTCAATATCGCCAGCTATTCATTGATGACTCACATGATGGCCCAATGCTTGGGTATGGCGGTGGGTGACTTTGTTTGGACTGGTGGTGATTGTCACATCTATAACAATCACTTCGATGCTGTGAAGGTTCAATTGGAAAGAACTGAATTCCCATTGCCACAATTGAAACTTAATCAAGACATCATGACCATTGATGGATTTACCATGGCTGATATCGAGATGATTGGGTATGAATCTCACGGTACCATCAAAGCACAAATGGCAGTTTAAAAGCCTCACCAAGGCATACAGAAGGGCCCTAGGGCCCTTCATTCATGGTGATTGACGTGGTGTGTTGATGCAATTCGTAATAGCGTTTGCGATCCTGGTAGTTGTCAGGATTTGCTTTCTTGAACTCACTAACCATCAGATCAAGTTCAACTCTACTCAGTAGAGTAAACGTTCGCACCATCGTATGTCCATCATCACTGATTTGAGAATGATTGGACAACAGAATGCCTTCCTCCAACATTCGTTTCTTCACGTGAGTGATGGTACCTTCGTGAGCTTCCGGCAATTCAAACCAGAATGGAACGCTGACATCTGGCCTGTAGATAGTTTCAGTTACCGTTAGCATAGGTTTCCTCGTACCGAACTCTTAACCAATTCCAATCATTTATTGGTGATATATCAGGTGACAGGGTGGCAAAATCCCTGCCATCTTTTGCTCCCTTGATTGCGCATTTCCCATTCAGAACTTCTGCCCCGACGGTAGTCCACACCTGGAGTCTGTGATCATTCTCTACTGAGTTTTGATTCTTGAATTTACCGTGAGTGAGTTTGGCACCCTCGCGGAACCCACTACGCCATGCTTCAAAAGGGGTGGAGTTAAAGTGGGTGATACTGACCGTTTCCTGGATAATCTTCAACTCAAACCCCGTAGTCATATCAAAGCCCATGGAAGACGCGGCAAGGACCTCTCTTTTGGGGAAGAGCTTAAGGCCTCCCCAACCATACTCCAGACGGTTTACGGGGTTTCTGGCGTACCACAGATGCACGTATTGACGATCATGTTCTCCCACCTTAAAGGCAGGATTGAAATTGGGCAACAGTTCATTGTCTGCATCCACGACAAAGAAATGTGAGGTCAAGCTCCTCCTCGCACATTCCTGATGTGCGGCAAGAATACCCGTTACACCATCCACTCGTTTTGCATGGGAGAATCGTTCTTTGAACGTCGCCCATTTCTGGTCGGCATCTGGTTCTTGAAAGGACAGAAAGAATAAGTCGTAAGCCATAATTGTATTTTATCGAATTCCTCAAAATCTACCTGGAGTTTACGACATCAAAGCAATGTTTCCGCTACATCTAAACTATGCTTAAGACATTATTCCGAAAGAATTCGTGAAGAATTGGTCACCAGATAGTCATCAAACTCGATGGGGGAAATGTCATAACCAACAGTTCTGTAGCGATAACGAATACCCAGATTCCGTTGATCATGTCTGGGGTCGTCAAGCTCTGAGTCACTGAAAGGAACTTCACCAATTGCTTCCAGCCTTGTAATCAGTTCCTGATACCACCCAGAAAACCATTCCTCATACTCTTGACGATACGCTGAATCGTATATTGGTTCCAGGAATGTAACGTTGTCGACATAATTTTTGGAGTTCTCCACAAAGGACTTACTGTTATCAGGGGTGTAATTTACTTCCTTCTTTCTTGGTTCCTGATGAAAACCCCTATATGCTCGTATCCACTGGTATATGGTGTCAACCAATGCATCAAGTCTTTGAGATTTCGCCCAAAGATCATCCGCATATTCCTTCGCTTTTATCGGACATTTGAATGCGCGAATTGGTTTTGTGAATATGTCAGTCCCAGCGATGTTTTGCTGGACTATAAACAAGGTTTGCATAGCCTTACAGCCAAGCAACAGTTGCGATTACGTTCTGGCCATCACGCTTCCAGGAAAGCAGACGCACGCCCTTCTGGCGACAATCAATCCGCAGAGAATATTCAGCGAATTCCACGCCATCATAATGGGGACGGCGATCGGCCCATGCCCCGAGATCGCCTTGTCCACGTTGCAATACCAGAACACCATCCTTAGTGATCATCTTGAAATAAGGATCGCTTTGAGCTTTAGTGTTTTTAGCCACGACGTTTCGCCTTCTCGATAGTAAGATGTACTTGATACCAGATTTTACCCTGTGGTCCAACTTCGTGATTGGCTCTGGCGTGAATAGTTTGGGAATTAAAATTCCCACCTTTGTCTTGCCACCGCATCATTTCGCGGCAGATCCAACCAATGTCTGATTGCGTGTCACAAGCCATTTCATCCAAGATATCTCCTGTTTGGTTCAGGAGTCTGGCGTGCCAACGATCATTGATCTTGGTGACCTTCACATCCATGCCTGGTGGCAGATCTACCAATGGTTTGGTATTCTTCGCGCTGTTGTGTTGAATGTGGGTCATCGTCATCTCCTTGCTATTAAATCAAGTATATGACGAATGTTCATTTGAGTCAAGTGTTCTTTTGGCTCTGTTGCAATCTCATTTGTTTGATGAGTTCGTTTCTGTCTTCCACGATTGTGGTTTGGCCGTCAACCACTTCTCCAGCACCACCGGCACCAGCCTTAGTTTGACGTTCCACGATGTCGACCTTACGCTCCTCCAGCTTTAGCTTCTGAAGTTTCATTTGTGCATCTCTCTTGGAGTTCTTTGCATCAAGAGCGATCTTCAACATGTTGGCTGCGGTTTCAAACATTCTTCCTGAAGATCTAGTGTCAACGTTATAACCCAGATCCATCAAGTCCTGGGAATGTTTGATGGCTTCTTTGTGAATGGCATCCATGGAACTTTCATGATCCCTTTCCTTCCTTTCATCAGCCATCTCTGGGGTTATCAGATTGTTTTCCAGATTTTCGATCAGCTCATGGTTATCAGCCATCTCGTCAGTGATTTCAGGTTCGACTTCGCCTTCCTGATTGCTACTCGCTCTGAGTAGATCTTCTAGCACTGGCAAATCCAATGCGTCTTGGATGCTCTTACTCATTGTTCTTTCCTTTTGATATGAAACGTCACGAAGTCCGGATCCGTGAGATTGGAATCTAATTCTCGTTCATAATTTGGTGGCATGTATCTGCTCACCATACGGTGATATACCTTGACTCTGCTGTCTTCACTCTTACTGGCAGAAAATACTATTTCCTTGGGTTGGTATTTTTCAATGAATATGTCCATGATTTTCTTCACGGTTGACATCACATCAAACTCACCACCATCATTTGTCATGTCATATACTTGATTCGCATCTCCAGAACCAAGTTGATAGAACGACATATGCCAAATTCCTGTACTGTTGCTATCACCTCTAAAGATAATAGTTCTGTCACCCACATGAAAAGCGGCTTTGAACAGATATAAGCCTGTATTCATAATGTTGATTTCGGCTGGACGATTGAACAGTTCAAATAATTTCATTGCTTGTCCCTAGTTAGTGAAAAGATTCGATCAGAACTGTTGAGTGAATCTCTAGATGACTTGGTATAACCTGGAACTTCCAAGGAATTCATCATTCGACCGTAGAGTTTGGCATGGCCACTGTGTTGAGATCCTGAGAATTGAACTCTTTCTGGTTTCTTTTCTGCCATGAACTTCTTCAGGATTTCCAAGATTGTGGCCATACTCTTGAATGCATCACCGGAACCCGTCACATCGTAAGTTCTTTCGTTCTCGCTACCACCGCTGAACATAACTTCCCAATCATTCTCATATCCACTGGCTTTGAATCGAATCAAATTTCCATCCTGAGTGGTAAATTCTGCCCACCAGGAAAGGTCCGATGAAGACTTTACTTCATATTGATAAGTCTTGTCGAATAATTCTGTCAAAATCATTTCTTCCCACCTTTGTGGAACATCTGATCTTCAGTTAATACGCGGAAGGTCAGACCGTTCTTATGACACCAAGCCATCGCGGCTTGCCATTTAGCCTTATTTACCGCCAGGACCAACTTGTCTTTTTTACTTTTGGCTCTGTCATCATATGCTTCCTTGGCTGGCTTTACTTCGATGATCTCCGCACGTTTGTTTCCGTGTTTATCAACAAAAACAATCATGAAATCTGGGATATAGAAGGTCCACTTGCCAGTCAGTGGATGCATATAGGGAATTGACAAAGATTCACTAGCCCATTGAGTCACACTTGGATGTTGATCCAACACTCGCATTAGACTCAATTCCCAGGATGAACGATATGTAATCGGACTCTTGCCGATATATTTTCCTGGGTTCTTGGGCTCGAAAAAACCCTGGCTGTATTTTGTGCTCATTAGAAATCGTTAGGATCAAAGTTGTCAAGAGGATTTGCCAGCTTTGATGACCTGAACCCCACTTGAGCTGTTGGATTTCTTGAGCTATTGAGAACACTCAAGATATTGGAACCCGTGGAGCCACTCTGCATGAATGATGCAGCCATGCCCAGTTGTGGGATTCCCGAACCACTACTTGCACCAGCGGCACCTAGAGCTACATCCAGGAGTTGACCGTTGATGGATTTTTGTGGGTTTGTGAAATAGTTGACCATGCTACTGGCGTTGCCAATTGCACCTTGTCCCAGAGAGATAACATCACCGTTGATGATCTGACCGATGGCATTGTTTCCAGTAACGACGTTACCGAAGTTCATGTTGCCCAAACTACCCAAGGCACCACCAGGTTTCAAAATACCACCCACTGCACCACTGATGACGTTGCCCAGCTTGTCTCTGGCTTGTCCCAAAAGGTTACCAGTACCAAACATTTGATTCTGATTCAATGGGCTATTGTTGAACAGACTACCGGTGTTACCATATGAAGTTGATGGCACGTTGGGGTAATTTGGCGCACCAGGATCTGGCAGCGCGTATGCATCACCATCAACACCTGCCGCAACCAAGACGTTCTTCACATCTTCTGATTGTGCGATATCTTGTGGAATTGCCTTGTTGTGAGTTATGATTGTCTCAAACTCCATACTCATACGAATGGTATTGGAATTGGGAGATTCATAATCCATTTCATCCGGATTGAAAGATGTGATCTTTGGATGAATCAAATCGAATTGAACGAACTTTCCACCAAACAGTTGATAGACTTCAACTTTCTTGAAGAAGAAACTAGAGCTTAACGCTGATGCTTCGTTGGGTGAATCCGGGAGGGTGAAACCAAACCCTTCACCAGAGTTTAGGAACCCATTGGGTCCAGACACAACATCATATGTCCAATCTGAATCCGTGGTATGACGTTGATCACCAAAATAGTAAGATGAGTATTCATTCCACATGCTGTGGACTACCGAGTCCGTGGTATCGTGGAAGTCGATGTTAATCGCACCGTACTTGATTCCGGTTTGAATCAATCGCTTTTTGTTGTATTGGTTCAGCTCCTGGACAATGGGGCTGATTGTAGGTCTATCGATTTTTCTTACTGCGATAGAAAGACCATCACTCCATGCTTGCCCGCCTTCACCCACATTACGGATGAAACGCACGACAAACAGGAATTTTGGGCGTGGCACGGTAGTGGTAGCGCCTGTTGCGCTACCATTGAAAGATGCCTGATCTAATCCAAAATTCTTAGAAGCCTGTCTGGGGCTTCTAAGAATAAGCGGACGACCATTCTCGTCCGTAGTTTGAGCCATTTTAGATACCGATCATTGGGTTGCCTGGCAGAGTGATCTGTGGCACCAATGGCATCAAATCGCCAGATTGTGTTGCGTTATCGTAACGAACTTCCAAGCTGATCGTCATCGGATCGCTGGAAGAGTAATCAAACGAACTGTAGTTCACGGAAGAAAGGAAACAACCTTCCAAGTACCATTGCTCGATGATGGTGTCGTTACCACCGTCCAAAGTCTCCAGGTAGGTGTTGAACTTGTAATTCACACCAGCCAATGGGCTAGTTTGTTCGAAGTGGTTGGTTTGCTTTTGAACCTGGTGACCAACAAGGCGGGACACTGAGTTAGAAACATCGTCTCTGAGCTCAATGGAGATACCTTGCCATTCATGCTTCGAGGCATAGTATGCCGTTGAAACATAGCTGTGAACTGTGACTGGACCTTGATTCAGAGAAGGACGGCTGGCCGTCATAACCTGTTGTGAGAGTTCCAGACCGCCTTGGACTGGTCCGAAGTTGATTACTCGGACACGAAATTTATGCTTGACCTTTGGTTGGAGAATACCGCCTCTACCGGTACCACCACCCATTGGAACGCCGAACCGGCTTAACGTTGTCATATTGACTATCCCCCTAAGAGTGTTCTTGTATTTATGAAAAAATGACAAAAAATAAAGAGCACTTTTAGAAGTCAATAAAAAGAGCGGATACCTTTCGATATCCGCTCTAGTAACAACAAATATGCCGCATCACGTTTACGCGGCATAATGGTTTCAGCCACCCCCAAGATCAGAGATATTGTTGTCGTTGATCTAATGATCGTCCTGCGCGTGAATTCGCGCTCTCGTATCTGAAACCCAGTAACCACACTGGGACATTTCTTTACATGGATGGCAACCACACCCTAGTCGCCCCCAGATACGCTTATAGGTTCAGGAGAACAAACTCCGGATGACCACACATTACTGATGTGGCTATTATACGTCTTTTCTTTTTCTAGTTCTAGAAAAATGCAGGTTTATAACCCTCAGAACTATAGTAGTTGCATTGGTAACCGGTAGGGTTTTCATTTGACTAGCTTCGTTCGTGTGGAAATATTGAATCATCTCATTTTCCTTAATCTGTCCGTTTGCCACATAGTCCAAAATGTCTCGTTTCGAGCTTGGATATTTGTGATTTCCTATTTGGCTTCTTCCCCAATAATAGCCAAATTTCAATAGCTTGGGGGCGATCACGTCTCGAATGAACAAATTTCTGGGTCCTGTGTAGGAATGGAATTCGATGTTCTTCTTAAAGGGCGCATTCTCAAAGACTACCTTGAGGTTTCTGTACTTCTTATTCTTGGGCATGGTGCCATTATATCACACAACCACACAGATTCATAATGAAAGGCATTGATGTGATATTCATTTGGTGTTACCATCAAGTAAACAGGAGAGTCCATATGTCTGATGAAGCTAACGAATTTGTGAAAACTTACGGCAAAACGGTTGAACGAGTCGAAGTTCAAACTTCTCATCATGGTGATGTCAATGGTTTTACCATGTACTTCACTGATGGGACGGTGTTGGATGTGAGCAGTAAAGGCCATTACGATTGCTCATCGAGCATATCAGTAGATGTAGACTGAAAGAAAAGGGGAGCAATTGCTCCCCTTTTCTACCTAAATTACTTTATACCAGGTCCAAGCTGTCTCCGGAGTTGCGGATACGGATTGGAATGTAGATGAATTCAATTGCCTTGATAGGCTTGATCATCAAATCCGCCCACAATTCGTTGCGGTCACGTCTTTCTGCTGTGTTGTTGGATTCGTCACAAACCACAGCAAAGTCTTCCAGAGCTCTGAGACCAACCAAACCATTCAAGAAACGCTCAATCGTGATACGGAATGCGTCACGTGTCAGCATGTCGTTCTGTTCGAACAGGAACGGCTTAGCCAGAATATCCAAGTGATAACGCATGTAGTTGGTCAAACGAGCAACGTTCACGCGATCCATCGCGGAGCTGATTGGGCTCATGGTCTTTTGACCATATACCACCAGACCACGGTTTGGAATGTAGGCAATTGGGTTGATGTTGTTCAAATACAGAACATCGCGTTGACCTTGATTCAAGATCACTGGTTGATATTCGTTTTCTGATGTCAAGTAACCAACTGACGCTGCATTGCTAACCAGACCACGAGTGTAACCCGCTGGGGCAAACCAAGGATAAGCCACCAAGTCGTTGTAAGCCAGAGTGCGGAGTGCCATTGTTGATGGTGGGACCATGATTTCCATGCCGTCAACGTTTGTGCTGAGACCCCATGGGTAGTAGACGCCCAAGTAGTGGTTTCTAGTCGTGAGAGCCAGATCACCATTGCTTGGTGCATTTCTTACGTTTGAAGCCCATGCGCTAACTGAAGTTGCATCTGGAGACAAACGTGCTGGTGTATCACCAACGATAAACGCAACTTCCTTCTGATCCACGTTCAATGTTACCATTTCGTCGATGAGTTCAGGATAGCCTGGAACTGCCATCAAGTTGAAGTAAACCAGTTCAGAACGGATATCTTCGTTTGCTGCGATGATGGATTGCAGTTGACGAACGATCATCTGGCGTTGTGCCTTACGACCCATGAATGGGGCGCCATCAACTTGGTTACCAGAAGCAGTCACCCAACGGCCACGCTTGATAACAGGTTCAAAGATCACTTGATCGAAACCAACAGTGTATTGTTCGTAGAAGTAATCAGTGTTTTCGTCAAAGTCACCATTGTCGAACAGATTTGGTTCCCACTTCTTCACGTTGTATGTGGAGAAACGTGTGTTGAACAACAGAGTACCAGCGCTGTATGTGCGTGGATCTGGTGCATCTGGGTCAACATAGTTGCTCAGTGCCAAGTCCTGCTCTCTGATAGAATAACGGGTGTAGTCATTGCTGGCATTTGTGTATTCACCACCACTGTCTTCACGAGCATCGGCAAACACAATACCGAACGGAGTTGTTTGGTCTGAATTGTCGATTACGGCCCACTTACGGGTGGAAGCCGTGTAGCGATAGATTCGTGGATAGTTCTCCAGATCCGAAGTGTCGATCCACAGATCGTTGTCAACCAAAGGAGTGTCGTCACTTTGGAACAATGGAGGAGCGGAACCCAGATGTGGACCAATCGGATCAGTAGCTGGATATGCACGGCGATAGCCAATCCACTGGTTACCGTCAAAGTCACAAACCATCAGGTCGACTTGGAAGTTGGTGTTGTACCACAGAGCGCCAGCTTCTGGGGGAGTAGTTGGAGCCTCGAAGTCTTCTTCGTAAGCCAATGAAGACCAAGCATTACCACCCCAACGCATCAATTCTGCACCACCAAGGGGATCAGATGACGTTCCTTCAGTGTTGTAACGGACGTAGAGGGTGCCAGTAGCTGGACGTGAGCCCAGAGCGGCATTTGCCTTAACGTCATTTTCGTAGAATGGAGTGTCCATTGTTACAAACGAACCAGTCGTTGCGCTGTAGAACTTCACAACATACTTGCTGCCGTTATTCAGATCGGTAGTCTTGATCCAGACGTCACCGGCGATTGAACGGTTGCTTGAGCTTGTTGGTGGGCGATTGTGTGGGGCATACGTGAGCTTGACGCTCTTGTATGTACCAGCAGCGAAACGCATTGCTGTCAGAGGAGTTCCTGATACGTTTTCGATAACCAGTGACTGGGATGGATCTGTGGAGTCGAACGCAAAGTTGAACTTCAGGCGACCTTGACTGTCGTGAGCCATCACAACCTTGTCTTCCAGAGCAGTACCAACCATTTGTGCGTTAACATCAGCAACCAGATCAGATACGGAAGTGCTGTTGATAACAAATGTGATGTTGTTCAAGCTGAAGCTGTTACCCACAGTGACGGTGCCCATAGCGGAGCTACCATTCAGTTGGTTACGAGCAAATTTCCAAGCTGTAGAACCAACGTGCAACCAGTTACCAGCGACCTTTTCAAACACGCGGTTTGTGGCTTCCACAGTTACCACAGCAAAGTCACCTTCTTCACCAACGGCCTGCTTTGGCTTACCAGTCATGGTATCCAATTCAGTTTCACGATAGATCAGAATTGCGTTCTGCTTGAGGAAAGGATCCAGGGAAGGATTACCTGTGGATTGGAAAATACCAAAACGGGATTCGCTCAGATCAAACCAGTAGGTGCCGTTGATTGGCTCGCCCATTGGAGGGTTAACTGACGGCTCCAATTGACTTGTATCAATATTGGCACGCATAACGTAAGCGCGATTGCTGATACCCAGATATTGATATGCAGCGTGCAGACCGTATTCGTTCAGTTCGTCACCATGGATAGGTGTACCTTGAACAGTCTTGAAAATTGGGTTACCGAACGTTTGGATCAATTCACGTTGGCTGGTCATCAAGTACAGCTTGTTGGCCTGACTTTCGACAGTACCAGGAGCGATACCAACGCCAGTGGGGGATGGTTTGTTGCTTGCAGTTGCAAACACGATCAGGGGAACAGTGCCCGGACCAGCGTTACCATAAAACGACTCGTCGATTACCGATACTTGTACGCCTGGGCTTACTAGATTACTCATTACCTTTTCTCCTACTGAGGAATTATCAAGTTATTTATCTGGAGGAGCGGTTTTTCAGCACCAACCAGACGATAACCTGAGTGTTAATTCTTCAGTTGGCGGTAGAGTATCCCATCAACTTTCTAATCGCATTTTTGCCACAAGGCAACAGATCTCTAGTACCAACTCCAGCCCAGAGACCCTTTGGTTGAACTGGGTCTGCGAAATCCCATTGCTTTTCCTGATAGTCCCATTGGAACCAATTTTCCGTGGGTTGATCGTAGAAGTAACAAGGCAGAACAGTTGCTCTATTCAAAAACATCTGAACCGCCCATGCCGTACCACCACTAGGTTTACCGGTATCCATGAGTTGGCCCACGGCATATAGCGAATCGCTCCAGGCTACCTGATAGTGATTCCTGCGCAATAGATTCAGAATGTAGGAATTCTTTGGCAGATTGCGTTGCAAATCTACCTTGGCAATTTGAAGGAATGGATCAGCGGCTTTCAATTGTTCGTCGTCGAGCCTAACAACTTCACAATCTGGTGCGTATGTGGTATGGCCTTGAAAACTCCAATGAATAACGTTGTGACCCAAACTACCGGCACACATCCCCCATTGCAAATCTGCACCCTCAGCGCCACCACTCAAACATAGATTTTCTGAATACAGGCTTCTTAGATCCATGATCGATCCCCCGCTACTGATATCACCTTGTTATGGAGATTCTCAATAGTGGAATTGTTTTCAATCGTCACTGCCGAAGAGTTGGCGAAAGAATTCCATTCCCATTCACTTGGGTGAATCTGAGGGTAATTCTGTTCCATGTAATCCCTCTTGAGATCAAGAGAATACATGAAGTCTGGGGTGCTGGTAACGCCCCAATGATTTGGAAGAGAACCCTTCTTAACATGAATGAACAATGGGCCCTTGCCATTGATAGTCCCGATATCGGTGGCGAATTTTATTTCATGTCGATGTCTGATATCAGACAACACGATTCGGTCACCGCCCCGAAGCAGCATCTTTCTATAGAGAGAATTTAACCATATATCATCATGGATATACCTTCTCATTATATCAGTACCCAGATACGTCATTGCTACTCGTGGTGTAAAATTTGGAATACCCAACTTTTCCGACCACCAGACATCGACTGTTTCTCGCCACTGTCGGCTTTCAACCGTATTGCCTTCCATCAAGTCACGTTCCCATACAAATATCGAGGAAACCATGTCCTTGATACTGTCGGCAAACGCCATCTTGGTGAAACCAGAGTCTAGAAGTGGTTGAGCACCACTGTCTTTACCCGCGCCCTTGAATCCAAAAAAACCAACTATTTTCATACTCATAGTTATGAAATCTGCCAGTTGGTAGATACCGGTATAAGTGCATTCAGGGCTTTTTCTTCATCAGCGATTGGTACGATTTTTTCGTCAAAGCTCAGTAGCTTGATTCTAGCCACAACTTCTGGATCACGCACCCAGATCCATTCATCAACTTTCTTGTAATGTCTTGAGCTGTAGCCCAACCCCTTCAAGGATTCTCTGAATTCTGGGAAGACTGAGTTCTTGATGTTGACGGCGTAGTTGTATGGCTCGGTGATTGATTTGTCACTCTTTATCTTCTTATAGCTTCTGAGGAATTGAACACCGTATTGTTTGCCTAGATATTCATGGAACCGGTAAACCATCACGCAATGTTTTGCCGTTTGGGTTTCCTTTTCCTGAATTATGATTTCGTATTCAACGACCTCGGCTGTTTTAATCCAGTCACTGACGTCATATTTCATCTTGAATTGCGAATCAATTCGCAATCCCGCGTCCTCGTAAGAGGAAAATACTGTTCCGGATTCAGAGAAGCTGGAACTATAACCGTTCCAGAATAGACCAGTTGCTGTGTTTTTTATTTTGAATTGTTTTTGTCTCATGCGTCATCTGAACCACCCGAGAACGGGTCTCCATATAACCACATGCGAAACATAATCAATTCAGATTCTAGTTCAAACGTTACTAGAAACTCCTTGATTTCGACTTCCACGTAAGACCAACCAGACGTATTGGTCTCCAGCCACTTTGTGATAATTTGGAGGCATTCCGAGTCACCGGCACTAAATTTGCACCAGTAAAAGGTTCCCTTTACCTGCCTCCATTGTGCGTAACTCAAGCATGCCATGTCAAATACCTGACATCAGTTCTGTGATCTGTTTCAGCTTTTGATTGACGCGTTCACCATCTTCGGTATTCAACATTCCCATTGAATAGAAGATCGGATATCCGTTGATGTTCATGTTCACGGCTTCAGAATAAAGGCCGTAAAAATGCACGATACCATCACGGATGAATTCTTTTCTCGTGATTTCATCGATGAACACAAGGGGCATGAAGATGTTGGGGAGCAGGTTGATATCGTGCGCAGCGATCATCCAACTGGTAAAGATTTCACCACGGAAAAGTTGCATGGCTAGATCCTTGATCTCAGCATCAGTCTTTGCCGTATATTGCGACTCTTCCTTAAACTCGCCAGACCTGAATTCCATGATTATGAGCTCCGTTGTTAGGAGCTCATAATATTTTCATTTGATGCCTAAGTCAACTCAGAGACGAAGACGCCAAAATCCTGGATGGTATTCACCGTCAATAGCCATAATCCAAGTTCCATCAGTGAACTTCAGTTGCTTTCCGCTTCTAAGGTTCACCAAATAATGAACTGTCGTTGTTGTGCTGGCATCAAAGTCTATCGACCATCTGCCATTCCTGAACTCGATGATATCCCCTGCTTGGGCTGAGAATGGTGCACCGTTGGAATCCTGAATGTCACCCAACTTGTTTGACAGAGTTCCCCAAGCGATGGTTCTTCCCAAGTCTTCCAAGAGCATGTAACGTTGTCCTTCGGCTTCTGCTGGTAGAACCCCTTCACGATTGCCATTCAGATCACTCAATGGAAAGTGCTTCATAGGATCAATGATTGCATCTACGGGGGCTTGTGTGTTACCCGGGAGTGTGTCTGGATCAACTTGCCAATGAATGACGTTGGGTCTTGATGGATCCAAGTTCAGAGTTCCAATGATGTCAAGGTCGATGTCTTGTTCAATATCAGCTCTCAGTCTCAACTGACTTTCACCAGCACGGAATGGACCGTACGGCTTCAAGAGATCTTCCCAACTCATTAAATTACCATTGATATCGGTCTCAAGTCCTTTCACAGCAAGTAACGTGATCTCATCACCAGATATCCTGATTCGAGCATTCTTCGGAGTAACTATAACCCTAGACATTAAGGCACTTGAATCCATTTGGATCTCGTTGTCACCCAATCTATCAGGCTTGCCCTCAAACTCACCCTCAAGAATATTGGTGACGATTTGATGGATAAGCTTCTGTTGTTTGACCTTTGCCGGAGGGGTAATCCAAACTGGCAATTTGAAAACAAAACTGGCTACGTCGATTTCTTCATTCGTCCCTACTGGAATGTTCCTTGATGACCATGTCGTGGATTCAAGTTCAACCCTAGTAAGAGCAGTCCAGTCAATGGGGTTCTCACTGCTTTGAATATCAAAGCCGATATTGAACGCCATGTAGACTTGCTCCCACAATTGATGCTTCTGGTGTTCGTTGGAGGTCCAGAGATCAACCTGAAGTGTGATATCAAGTGGGTGTGGCATTTGTCTTTCGACTGTGTATCCGTTGCCACGTTCACCGGTATAGTTACCATTAGAATCGATTGCTCTCTCAGTCACCTGTACGGTTGATACGTGGCTGGGGTTCTGCGTTCTATTTCTGTTGGGTGACATTTCTTTCACCCATATGGTGAACATAGGAACACTCAGAATTGAGTTCTCACTGTTGTTCTTCATAATGTGTGCGACTTGTCTATTCTGATTTGCCATCCTACATGGTACGGTACGAAGAGTTGGCGGTCCACCATCTCTCCCACCAACCATGTATTGGAAACCAGTAAAGGCTCGAACGAACTGCGTCAGAAATCTTCTGATTTGTGAATCATAAAAATAGTCATAGGACATCTGGTTTCTTTTTCCGGTTAGTGTTGCCTTTTAATTTATCAGCAATCTTCTGTTTTGTTTCTTCTGTCCGAACCCAACTAGACATTTTGGATTTCGCTTCATCTGAACGAGTCTGGCCTTTTAACTTTTCAACTCTTTTTGCAATCCATTCAGGGTCCTGCTTTTTCCCTAACATATGATTACTTTTTCCTCTTAAGTGTTCGTGAAGCTTAGTCATAGCTTCCTTTTTTCGCTCACTTTTCTTTAAAGATTCTATTAAATTCGCTATATGCTCAGGAGTTTTTGCCTGTCCTTTCAGTCTAGACGAGATATATTTGGCATGTTCTTTTCTGAGCCATTCATAAGTTTTGCCATTTATTCGAACATCCGCCTTGTTCGTCATGAACCAAAATGCATGAATCATCGGGCCACCATGTATCCTAGCCAACAACCAATGAGCTATAAAGTGTTCTCGTGCAGTCAAATCAACCAAGTTATTAGCATCATCACTTCCGCCCATTGAGCGAGGGACTATGTGATGTGATTCTTTATACGAAGTGAGAATTCGATCTTTGGCTTTTTCAATAAGCCTTGAATAATGATTTTCGTAATTCATGGTTGTTCGTCATAAAAGTAATCATAAGACATTATTGAATCTTTTTCCCTGCACGGAGATCAGCAAGAGTCAACCCACCCGTGTATTGGCAATGTGCCAGTTCTTTAAATGATCTCCAATTGCCAGCCCATTCGAGACCACAGAGATCTACCGCCAGTTTGCCACATTTGGTGAATGTAGCGGTGTCGTTCCAATCGATCCTGCCATTTTTCACAGGGGCGAAATCAAAGGCACATCGGAAATTATGCCAGCTTTCACCAGCTCTTGCGTTTGTTACGATAGCTCCAGGCTTGGTTCTACCCTGAGCGTAGAGTGCATTTTGTGATTCATTGTCACGATAGGTCGAAGTGATAATCACTTCAATTCCTTCCAGCAGACAAGCTGCAATAAAAGCCTTGCATTTGTCTCGTACTATCGGATTCAAATCATCGATATTTCTAGAATTGATCATTGTTGTCCCTCAAAAATCTGATTTAGGCAAAATTGCCTTTGAAAGTGGAGTCTTCTCTGGAAGAATCGTACCGTCGTCGTGAACGCTCGTTGCTCGGTTATTGATGAAGGATTTCAACAACCTATGAGCCATACTCCATTCGCCTTGACGATAGTCAACTTCACGTCTTGCCCATTTGTTGCCATCCTTTTGGTAAAGGATGTAGGGCTCGTAATCGGTTCTCAAAAAGTAGTCACCCTGAACTGCATCGTTGGGGAATCTAGTTCCCGACCTCGTGAGTTCAGCACCATTTGGTGGTTCACCGTCACCAGCAAACACCCAAGGAAATTGCATTCCCATATCATCACCCGGAACCACATAAAACTGGCGAGTTTCAAAGTTCCGCTGCATGACATGTTCTCTTGCTTCATCCAATACAGCATCATTGATCTCAAATTCTCGATTGATGTTGCTCATTAGGTTTCGCAGATTGTCATCCATGGACAAACCAAACGGATCATCAGCTGTCTTATCCAAGACATCGATATATTCCTGACTGTCGGTTATTGGTTCACACTTCACTCTCCAAATATGAGGAAACCAAGTCTGTGAATAACCATCGCTGGCTCGCATAGCGTCGACTACCACGTAGAACTTGTTGATAGCTTTTGCATCTGGATCTAACAATGCATCATCACGCAAATGTGGCAGTTCCAATACGTCACCATTCATCAATTTCCTACCCAGATCCGCAATCATATCGCTCAGGTGGAATTCAATGAATATCGAATCGTTACTCAAGAACAAACCGAATTGCTTCAGATCGAATTCACTGTCTTGAATGTTGTAGATTGCTCGCAGTTCTATGATGTCCTTGGCGTATCGACGATCACGATTTTCCATGAACAACATGTCTTGAATCTTCAGAACACCCTTGGGATCATCCGGATCCGTTGGGTTTCCTTGGGCATCGTGGACTCCCAAGTATTTGTGAATATAGGCGGCAGTCCCACCAATGCTGAAGTATTCAGAGATCGTTCGATCAATGAATCTGTAGTCATTTGACTTTCGTCCGCTGTTCCATATCGAGAGCTTTGGCATGAACCCATCCTGATGTTTCAAGTATTTATATGTCAATAAATAACTGATAACGGAGTAGAAATTCATGACCCCTAGACAAAGACTCATCAAGGAAATCCAAATCAGATTGGGTGGAGGTATGATTGACCTAGAAGCGGACCCGGTTCATTACGATCTGGCGGTCACTATGGCGCTTGACCGCTATCGTCAAAGATCTGGCAATAGCATGGAGGAAAGTTTCATCTTCGTTGATACTACTCCAGGCCAGGACACGTACACTCTTCCAAATGAAATCCAATTGGTTCGATACGCTTATCGCCGTGGTATTGGTTCAAACGGTGGTACCGGAGCTATCGATCCGTTCAGCTTGGCATTCACCAACAACCTGTACCTTCTGAGCGGTAGCGGTGGTGGCGGCGGGACTAGCTCTGGTGGTACGGGTTCCCTCGCCACCTATGACCTCGCTATGGGATTCCAGGAATTGGCTGGTAGATTGTTTGGTAGAGAAGTCATATTCTCTTTCAGCCAAACCTCCCACACAATTCAATTCCATAGAAAGTTTGGTGGTATTGAGACCATATTGCTTCACGCCTACATGTCCAGACCAGAGGGGGCCATTATTGATGGTATCTACTCCAAGCCATGGATCAGAGATTGCGCGGTTGCCCATTCAAAGATCATCATTGGTGAAGCTCGAAGCAAGTTCAGCCAGATCGCAGGCCCACAAGGTGGTTCAACGTTGAACGGTGAAGCGATGAAACAAGAAGGCTTGGCCGAACTCGAAAGATTGGAAAACGAAATTAACCTTCAGATTGATGGAAATGAAGGATATGGAATGACCATTGGTTAATGGTGCTAGACTTATAGAGTATGGCAATCAAACAAATCAGCGAACACGTTCTTCGAATAACTGAGAAGGATTGGGATCGGATTCGTTTTGCGTTCAATCAGCAACAAACCATCAAGCAGGTCAAACCACCTAGTGGTGATCTTTCCAAATTCTTAGATGTTGACGATGCCGAAATCCTGTTTGGTTCGATACTCGAAGTGTACATCGAGGATCCAGTCAGGATGTTGCAATTTAAATTTGATTGGTCGGCATAGATTGTTCATTTGGTGTTATAATTCCTCCATCAACAGGAGGTCTTATGTCGTTAGTTCGCTTCATTATTCAATATCAGAACACTGACGGGTATACGTTCTTCTGTACCGAGACTCGTCCGGTGGAATATTCGTCAATCCCAGAATTCCTGAACGACTTTGAGTTGGCTGCGATCAAAGCCTATACTCAAGACCTCGATACCATTTCCGTAGGTCGGTATACCTTCCCGATCAACGCCGGGATAGAAGATGGTGAATACTACGCACCACAAACCATCACCCTTGACGAGTGGTTCCGATAGCCAAAAGGTGTTATAGTACAGACCATATTCAATAAGAAAGAAATTATGAGTCTGTATAGCGTTGATGTTGAAGCTGATGGCCCTTGTTCTGGCCTCTACAGTATGGTTCAGGTTGGGGCTATCAAGGTACAACCAGCTCTGGATCAGACATTCTTTTCCACATTGAAGCCAATCACTGACAACTGGATTGATGAAGCTCTTGCTTCTTGCAATCTCACTCGTGAAGTAACGTTGGCGTACGACGACCCGCAGACGGCTATGATCGCCTTCCGGGACTACGTGTTGAACACCACGGTTGGGAAACCAGTATTCATCAGTGATAATCCAGGTTTCGACTGGCAATTTGTCAACTACTACTTCCACTATTATCTGGGTGACAATCCCTTCGGATTCAGTTCACGTCGTATCGGTGATGTTTTTAGTGGTTTGACTAACAATTGGCGTGGTGCCTCGAGATTCAAGAAGTTCAGAACGTTCCCCCATACCCACAATGCATTGGATGACGCGAAGGGGAATGCGTCAGCAATCCTGGGGTTTGCTGAAAAATACAAACTTGAAATTGATTATGCCTGACTTTCCGGACATGATACAATTCAACAATGACTTGTATATCAGTGCCAGCAACGTGCAAAACTTCATTGACGCGTATTATGGCGTTGATGTGATTCCCAAGGCATCATCGGAAACAATGAGTGTTTTGGTGACACCTGAGATCAGATTTCATCTATATACCGTATGGAACAACCCAAAAATAAAAAGAGGTTCCACTACTGAAATCTGTCGGTTAGAGTTCCTTAACCCCAGCAACCTAATTATCCTCAAGCTGGCACAATCTGATTATATCAAAGATTACGATAATTTACCAGATCACTTCATAGGCCCAGAATGAAATTCAAAGTAATGGAAGGCGAGTCTATCGTCATGACTAAGGATTTCTTTCTGGAGTTGCTCTCTGAATTTGACACAGACAGTCAACACAATGGCGCCGTACAGGAATTCAAAAATCGATACGGTGCGAAAAAGGTAACAGTGGCTACATGTTTGGTGTTACTGGAATTCAATTCTCCGGAAGAAGCTGTTCAATTTAGATTGGGTTTACCAAATGGATGATTTAGAAATCGAAGAACACATTCAGAGGTGTTTGGTACATAGTCGATGGACTGGTAGAGGAAGTTTGATTGCACCATCTGGTCTTTTGGATTTCATGATCTATAAACAGACTCGTGGATTCCCCAAACATTCACCGGTCCTTGAGTTCAGGGAAATTTTTGGTCTTAGGGCATCTCGCTGGGTGGACAATTCAATTCCATGTGTGATCATTAATCTTTCATCAGATGATGAAGCTATGTTATTCTTCCTGGCAACGGGAGCTAGAAAACCAAATGCGAAAAAAGATCGAAGATCCAAGCAAACCTCATAAAAATTGGGTTCATGCCGCCCAATCCGGCCTTCCAATCAAAATGACGGTTCGGGTTGCATTAGATCTCACCCAATTGAAAGAGATTGGCCTCGATGATCTGGTAGTTGCTAAAAATTGGATTTTTGCCCATCAGATAAAATCGAAAATCACCGACATCGTGTACAAAGAACTCAATGAGTTTGTGGGAGAGCGAAAGGTTGCGTGGAGGACACTAGCAAACCGACCAGAAAACAACGAAGTTGATTATTTGACTATTTTCATGGCAGATGATGATTGGATGGTCACAGCCAAACTCAATGGTGCTATAGTGGCTTCATTACCAAGAACTTTTGAAAAGCTGGAAATCCAAAATGACCAATAAGACGCCAATTCTGTATATCCTGATGCGTACTGATATGGCCAGTATGAACCCCGGTAAAGCGGTGGCACAGGGATCGCATGCTGCAAACCAGATGCAAACCAGAGTTGCATCTGCCACCCAATATATCCAAGACTGTTTCAATGAATGGCAAAACCAAGGTGCTTCTGGGTTCGGTACTGCCATCTGTCTGAGCGTAGACGATAGAATGATGCGTCGCGTTATGGACGGTCTCGCGATTTCGGTCATGGCTCCTGACTTTGCTCTGGGTGGAATTGTCCGCGATCCCACTTACCCATTACGCGATGGTGAAGTAACCCACCTCATCCCAGTTGATACCTGTGCCTACTTGTTTGGGTATAAGGAAGACATTGGGTACCTTGTATCAACTCTGAGCTTGATGTCATGAGTGAAATCAAAAGCGCCGTCCGCAAGGTTCGATCTTTCAAAGATCTGATCTATTGGTACCTGGCTCCATCGACAGCCAAGGTCAAGACTCGAATCAGCGATGGTGAGTCTGCGTTCAGTAACTCTGCGGCTTACATCATGCGGCGCATTTGGTGGGCATACGCGGATCCAAAATACCAAGTTGCATTCATCATCCCCACCAACGACTTAATTCTTTCCTTCTTCTCCAAGTCCGCTCCCATGCGGGATGTTCCTGAAGAGATAAAGAAGTCCCTTGTGGACATTATCGACCACATGGGTACTCGTGGTGAGGACTGGGAAATTATTGATTTTGGTGATCCATTCTTCCATGCATTGGTGACCACATCGGATGATTGGTTGGTAATGGCCCGACTGAGTGGGTCAAATATGAATATTATCAGAACGTTGTTTAACAACTACATCGAGTACAAACCAGGTTCTGAAATTGCGAAGAGTCGAAAGTCACGCAAATGATGTTTGAGGCGAGTTCCTCAAAATCTACCTGGAGTTTTACGACATCACTTCATCGTTTTTACTACATCGCCTCACCTTTTACGACATATTCGTGAAGAATAGGTAAAGATACGTGTGAAAGATTCGTGAAGAATTACCCTAATGTCAAATACACCTAACACCAAAAGATCTCAAAGAATAGGTACATTCACATTAGAGAAATACGATCTACGTAGAGTAACGGAACTGTTTGACGAACCTCTACCAGAATACGTATGGGAGACTGCACTAGCTAAGACACCAGAACTCGTGGAGTGGTTGGAGACCTATGCTTCCAGTAGGTACCACTTCACAACCAGAGGAATAGGCAGTGTTGCTATTATACTCCGTGGACCAAAGCCAATTTACTTACAAATGGAATCAGAGCAGGATGTACTTCTTCTACATCTCACCATGGGTGATTCCTTGATTCCAAAAGAATGGATTAATCGATGATCTTACCTAGTGATATAGGTTCAATTGTCTGGTACACGGGTACTGACGATAAACCACATGTTGAAGTCCCCCTCCAATTGATAAGTATCGTGGGGGATGCGGCGTTTCTAGTAGACGAACATGGTGTTGTCTACGGGGTTTCCACCTTTAGATGTGCACCCAACAGACCAGGACTAACCCTGGAGCCAATGGACAAACGTCCCCGTTATTGGTAACATTCATGAAAACTTATTCACTCGACTTGCCGGAAATTCGTACCGGACTCATCACTTCTGTTTCTTTGTCAGATCGCACCGCTATCGTTGATATAGACGGCTGTTCTTACAACATCCCCACCACAGTGTGGGAAGCGGGGCCAGGCGCTCTGCAATCTGGTTTTGAGGTCCGGGTATTACTTGCTTATTCCACTGCTACCATCCTGGCTATTTCTGAGATCTTGTGATCCTGAGGTTCTGCTGGCAGTCTTACCACCTTCTCTCCTGTCCTTGGGTCTGAAGGCAAACTTCAGAAACTCATTGTTCAATGCCACGTCTTTGTTGTTTGCAATCGGGTCGAGAATCACCAGTTGACCATCGGCTCGTTTCATAACATTCCCCGCATGTAGGTCCAGGTGGTTATCGCCCAGTTCCATGATATCCATGATAGTGTTAACCAATAGAGTCAACACTGGATCAAAGTTCGTCGGATTGTAGGTAAAGTTGGCACCACGATTGTTTTGCATCGCGTGTGTGAAACCATTCAGATCTTTGAACAGTGCCTTCTCACAAAGCTGCACTACGTTTTCAAAGTTCACATAACGGTAACTCCCCCATTCATCCTCTTCTTCCTCATCCTGGAATTCTGGGTGGACTTCCCAACTGTTGCCCGTTAGATGACCCACTGGGATCAACTTTTCCATCTTCACGTATTTGACCACGTCGGGTGCATTACTGGATCTAAGGAAGAATGCAGGCATGGTTTTGATTCCACCATGGAACTTTGGTAGGAATTGATTCCCCTGATTCGCCATGCAATATCGGGCGAAAGCTTCATATGCCGAATCAACTAACCAGAATTTGTAAACTTCTTCGCCAATCTGAAGAGCCATAGCATGCATCCCCACACCCAGAAGTTTCACAGAATTGAAATTGCCACCAAAGAACTTTTCTATATCGGCAGACGTCATGTTTTGAAACTTCTTCACACCGACCATTTCCTCGATTTCACTGTATCGCATTGCCATTCCCTCACTTTGTTCTATTTAGACGGAATGGCACGTTCAAACTATAATCACATTCATAAAGGATCAATATGAACCAACCAATCAACTACAAATTTGTATCCACGAAAGAATACGTGGATGCCTATCCTGTCGCCTATCGCCAGTGGCGTGCTGACAGTCATTGCAATCTCATCCATGGATATTCCTTCTCAATGAAGTTTTATTTCGGGACCAACGACCTCGATGTTCGTAACTGGGCAGCCGACTATGGCGGCCTCAAGGAACTCAAAGGCATCCTGAACGACATGTTTGATCACCGCCTACTGGTTGCTGAGGATGATCCTGAGCTGGCCTTCTACAAGGAAATGGAAGCTCGCAAGCTGGCAAAGCTGACGATCTTGCCACGACTGGGTTGCGAGGGTCTGGCCGATATGCTGTACCGTTATGTGAACTCGGTATACATTCCAGATATGTGGGGCCAAGCTGAAGCAGATCGTCTGTGGTGCTTCCGTGTTGAAGTAAGGGAAACCCAAGCCAACATGGCCTATCGTGAAGGCCATCGTGAATGGAATGAGGACTTGATTGGATGAAAGATATCAAGGAGAAACTCACCTATGAGGAATGGCGGGCCACCATCAAAGTCGATGCATCAGACGAGTACGTGAATGACGTGTTCGCCCTGCATGGAATAGACTTTGAAGCCCAGGTTGAACAATCCCTCAAGGGTGAATACCTGATCTATTGTCGGGAATTTGAAGACTTCGACATGTAACCCCAATCTTCATTTCTTTTCCGCTCTTCTCTTTTCCGCCCTGGCACCAGCCTCCAGGGCGGTTTTTGCCTTATGGCATGGAACGCATAACGTTTGGAGATTGGGTAATTGCCAAAACGTTAGATCACCCTGAGCTTCAATCAATGGCTGGATGTGATCCAGATGCCAACCGTGATTCCGTCTCTCACATTGAGTTCCGCAGGAACGACAGACTCCCTTATCTCTTTTCCACACAACCTTTCTGGCCTCACTGGGCCAGAACATAAGTTGATATTCCTTAACGCAAGCTGGATGCCATCTTGCTCTTGATTCCTTGCCAGTCCTAGTAAGACCAATGGCTTGATTGCACCAACGGCATGTTCCAACCGGAGTGCAATCAAAGTGAGGGGGAAGTGGTGGTTTTCTATGAGCGCTCATTGGGGATATTTATCCCCAATTTATCACATGAAATCTTTAGGATCAAGTCCGCTACTGCGCCACACAATTTCAGCAGCGAATTGCCCTTGATGTGTAGCTCGACGAAGTCGTTCCTGGAACGTAATAGGTGGTGAACCTTTGGGATCCTGATAGGCTTCCATCGAACCAAGCAGAATCCTATCATGGAATGCACGGCCTTTCTGATCTTCTGCTTTTCGACGGATTCTGGCTTTGTCCACTGCATTAAGTGGCGGTAGCCCGAGATCATTTCTATTAGCTTCTACGAAGCGTTGGAGTTGAAGTTTGGGGTGCATAATTCATCCTTTCTAGATGAATGATAGCATGAAATTCATTTAACCAAATCAGATTTCATAATCTTCTTTATGATGCCTCGATACTGATGCGGATGTTCGCCACTAAGACTCAAGAACATCTCCCAGTTGTCATTGGTAGTCCAGAGGTTCATGAACTTTTCACCGTTCATGTCAATCACATATTCATTGGGATCATAGATTGATCCCAAGTATGCCAAGAACTTCAGCATGAACATTTGGGGAATCTTAGGAAATGCTGCTGGTGACGTTCTATTCTTGGAGTCACGATAGAACGGGGTTGAATCCACTCCATCACTGCATCGAGTCCTGGCGATCTGAAAGTAGAAATTCATACCAGGACGGTCAACAAACGGGTTATCACTGATTCTCATAATACTGAATGAAGTTGATGCGTGCCAGTATACTGCTAAATCAAATTCTTTTCAATCCCAAGTGAAGATTGTCTGCCAATATTGGGGCATGTTTGAACCTATCATTCACTGACTCAACGGATAGACGAGAATCGATAATCTCAAAGAGTTTGTCGTCGTAGACGGTCATCACGTCAACCTTCACACTCAGGTCTGAGATCGAAATCGTTCTCAAATCCTCAATAAGAGCGCCGATCATTTTGGAGCATCCAACGGTCCATATACCATCTGGTATATAATCGACAAAGTTTTTCCTTAGTTCGGTAATCGCCACCCCTCTCCGCAGAACTTCTGCGAACAAGTTATCTCTGAACTTATCCACACTGGCAGTCATGAAGAATTTGGTATTGAACACCATATGTTCATGTTCGTCATCGTAGGTGCCGTAAGATATAATTGCTTGTTCCATAAAGATGAGAAATGATAATGGCAGGTAGAATTCTACCTGCCATTATACGACTGAATGATGAATCAATGACTCACTGTTACGTCGATCCAATTCTTTTCACTGGTACTTGCTTGGATTTTTAAATGAGGGTACTTGGCCTTGGCAACCTGGATTCGACTATCTAAGATCTTACTCGATTCTCTGGATAGAATTTCCCAGTCGTAATCACCGTCATCTTCTTCACCCGGAGGCATCTCCCAAATCCCCCAATGACGCAAACCAAATGTAGCCACCGTGTTATTGCTGTGGAAGTCTTCCTCCAGTTCTGGTTCACGAACATCCATCCATCTGTCATGTGGATAATTCATCAAGTCATTATGAATTTCATTGGCCACATCTAGGAGAATTTTTGTATTCTTGTGACTGGGTGGAACAACACTATAGAGACCACGACCGACTTTCTGCCCCGCAATATAACCTGGAACTTGCAATCCATGTTCTGCGGCTACACTGAGAATTTCTTCCCTCGTCAGTGAACCAACCCTGCTACCAAACTTCATCTTGGCAAGATCGTGAAATCCTTCTGGAGTTGCTCGCTTCTTGGAAGCTTCTACGATTTGGCTGTATCTCATGCTATTCCTTACAATGAAAATTGTCTATTGTCTATTTACAATTCGTTTAGGACGTACTTTCATTGTACAATGAATTGAAAGGAACAAAACATGAGTGCTCAAATTTTTAAGCCACCGAGATCGGAATATTTGTTGAACAACAGCCCCTCAGTATTTCTAGCTGGGTCGATTGACAATGGAAAATCCGGAGATTGGGCCAAAACACTCACGGACTCTCTTTCTGATCTGAATATCAACATTCTGAATCCCAGGCGTGATGATTGGAATCCTAACATCACCCAGTCTATTGATGACCCTACGTTCAATGAACAAGTCCATTGGGAATTGAGGGGCATGGAAGTAAGTAAAACGATTGCGATGTATTTTGAACCAGAATCGGTATCGCCTATTACCTTGCTGGAATTCGGTCTGTGGGTTCGCTCTGGAAAACTCGTCGTTGCTTGCCCACCTGGGTTCTGGAGAAGGGGAAATCTGGAGGTCACGGGTGATCGATATGATGTTCCTATCCTGAATTCATTGTCTGAGCTTTCACAAGAAATTAGACGCAGACACTCTTGATGTGCTGAATAACGGTGTTAGATTAGTCAAATGACTAAAAAGCCCGTCTCACCGTTATTTCCATCCAAGAGCGCAAAAGCGAGAGTCAAGGACGCTTTACCCGTACCTACTACCTGTCATCTGTGTAATGGTCGGGTGGAAATGATCTGCAACTCAAAGATCTATGGTCAGATGTACGGTATATGGCCTTGGGCTTATCGGTGCACTGAATGTAAGGCCTATGTGGGTATTCATGAATACACGGATATTCCCCTAGGTACCCTCGCCAATTACGAGATGAGGGAAGCCAGAAAGCACGCTAAGAAGTTATTCAATCCCTTGTGGCAAGGGGGTGAAATGACTAGAAGCGAGGCATATCAATGGTTGGCGGAACAACTACAAATACCAGCTAGTGAATGTCATATTGCGATGTTTGATGTTGATCGTTGTAATGCTGCGATCCATTGCATCGTAAATCGCAAAGAGAAAACCTACACACTTGATGACTTAGCGGCAAAATTTTCCCGTAGATGAGTTGACCTTTTCGTTCATTTGGTGTATAATATCAACATCAACGGAACAAGGAGAACAACATGTCGCAAGGAAAATACAGCCCAGTACTCGTCGTTAAGCCCCGCAATTTCAATTGCTACGGCAAGGTTCCAGCTCCTTGGTCCTTGGAATTGGAGAAGGCTGGCGTGGTTTATGACGAAAAGACTATGTTCGCCGATTTCGATGATGAAGGATATGATTCCTACGGTTATTCCAGCTTTGACTCAGGGGGTAATTTTGTGGGGTTTGGTCAAGGCGTCGATCGCCAAGGTTACACGGAACTGGATTATCTGCGCATGAGCCCAGAAGAGTTCCATGACTGCTACTAAATTGCCTGGAACAATTATGACACTCGAACGCAAGATCAAGATCGAAATGGAAATCTGGTGTTCAACACCACTGGAATTCCATAACCTAATGGCAGACCTGCAAAGTGCTGATCTTTGCCATTATGTCAATGGCAAAGATGGTGGTTATGGCTTTGAAGTCAAGACCGAACAGTTTGATGAAACCACGATTCGCAAGGCACTCGGGTTTAAGAAGTCTCAGGTTTGACCTGGTACGATTGTTCCAACTGAGTCAACAAGGTATCAAGAATTATAATCGCCAGCTCTTCGTTGTTAATACCTCTGTTGCTTTGAGATTTAAACCAGATCTGCTCACCGAAATTATTTTTGGTCATCCTCAGGGAGTTTGAACTTGGCCAACCTTGAAAAGGATTGTAGTTTTCCTTTTCAAGGTTTTCATCATTGAACACCTTGTATTCTTCCCAAGGAATATAGGTGATCGACTGCATCTCAAGAAAAGGTTCAACCTTTGCATGTCTCGTTGATTGATCGTCACTCATGATTGTGTACATGATGTGAGTATTTTTTAGAGATGGGAACTTGATATAGAACGCATTCTGAATGTCAATCAGATGTTCGAATGGCACATCCACGTAATCAAGATCTCGATACTTGCCAATTTGAATCAATGATTGAAGCTCCGGATCCAGGCATTCCACCTCTTTGGTTATGATATCGAAAATCACACCCAAGGCAATATCACCATCGTGAATTCTATCCTCGATGGGCTTCAGGTTGTAGGCCAAGATGGCGTCATCGAGTTTCTTTTTATTTGAGACAGCTTTTAACCGTTCGTTGAAGGTGCGCATTGCTTTGACTTTATTTCATTTGATGCCATAATGGTACCATTATGGCATCTTCCCCGAAAGAGAACAACAATGACAGATTCAGATTTGGTGGAAATAAAGCTCACACAAGCAATTACGAAGGAATTTGCTATTGCCTTTCTGGAGGTTTTCTTCATCCTGAATCCCTTAATCAGAACCAAAACTTCCTTGCAAATGCGAGCAGCCCGTGACAGAGATATGGACCGGCTTGTTAAATGGGACATTGACAACTGGTTTACTGACGAAGAAATGAAAGGTTTGAGTTTGGTTGGAGTGACGGAAAA